ATGAGTCTTGAAGGAGAAGGCAAGCTGATTATTCTCCATCAAGATTTCGTAGCCGCTCGATTACCAGATCAAGTCTCAACTGACATCCCAGGGTTGTACTTCAAGGGCAAAGACGGTGAATTTTACATGGCCAACTACGAGTTGGGTATGGAGTTCATCGCACGAGCTATCGGTGAGACAGATTGGGGCAAGAGCATCAAGTTCAAGAATCAAGAGAAGCCGAAGAAAGAAGATTATGCTTCTGGCAAACTGAGGGGAGGATGAACACGTATCACGTTTACGCGAGCAAAACCTATGAAAATGTGGGATGAAACGAAGAACGTGGACATGGTGGATGACATCATGGAGTTTGCTAAGCGTTTCTGTCCAGATCAGTTAACAGACGCACCGCGAATTCCAGACGAAAATCTCAAAGCTCTTCGTCGAAGAATGATCGTCGAGGAAGTTGTTGAGGAACTTCTCGTCGCGATGGACACTGACGATCTCGTTGAAGTAGCGGATGCAGGCTGTGATTCCATTGTCGTGATTATCGGAATGATGATTGCATACGGTATTCCTATCAAGGAGTGCTGGCGTGAAGTTCACCGCTCAAACATGGCGAAAGCACAACCTGATGGTTCGGTGAAACGTCGTGAAGATGGTAAGGTGTTGAAACCAGAAGGTTGGACGCCGCCAAACATCTATCGTATCATAAACCATGCAATGGGCGGAAACGCGTAATGTTTTTATCCATCGATAACATCACAACTGGAAACCGCGTTCGTGAGGATTACGGCAACGAAGGTGATTGGAAACGCTTCGTTCAGTCATTCCTCAAATTTGGTCAGCTTCAGCCTATCAAGGTAGAGAAGCTAACCGAGCCTGTTGATGGAAAAGAATACAAGGTCATAGCTGGTGATCGCCGCCTAAAAGCGATCAAGGAACTAAACGCTGACGGCAAAGAAGTTCGTGGTTTGGAGAAAGGAATGATTGAGGCATCATTCACTGATCCAGTTCCGCTCCACACAAAACTGATGATGGAGTTCGCGGAGAACAACGACCGCAAGGACTTCGATTTTGTCGAGAAGGCAAGATTCATCAGGAAGTTTCACGAAACGCTATGCTTAGAGCATGGCGAGGCATGGACGCAAGAGCTGACAGCGCACAGTTTGAATCTCTCGCCAGCTTCTATCTCACACTATCTTCGTGTTGAGGAGGCTGTGAAGCAAGACGAGGGCGTAGCCAAAGCTCACTCGTTGAAATCTGCTGTCAAGAGGATGCGTGTCAATGAGCGAATCCAAGAACGAAAAGATGCTACGCCTAAAGAGAGCATCTCCCGAGCTAGTGAGCTTCTTACTCTTGGAGATGCTACACAGCTCATTACCAGCATCGCGACTGAATCGGTTGACCTCATTAATTTCGACCCACCGTGGGGAGATAACGCTAGTCATAAGGCGGCTGAAAACCACGAAGCCTTCGATGACGAAACCGAAAGTGCAGATCAACTTATGTCTGCATTATTCCCTGAATTATTCCGCGTGCTTAAGAATGACAGGTTTTGTATATTCTGGCACAGAGCCTGGGCATCTGAGTCGTTGGCTAAACTTGCAGAATCCTTTGGGTTTAATTTGCAGTTTACCCGAACGCCATGCATCTGGTACAAACCTGACAAGAACGCTGACCAAAACCGAGTACCTGAAAAACAACTGATTGAGGCTTATGAAACATTCTTCCTTCTCCGCAAGGGCGACCCAATTTTTCATGAGAAGTATACGCATAATGTCTTTGCGTTTGAACGGGTACCCCTCGGGCAGATTATTCATCCCACAGAAAAGCCAGTCGATCTTTGTACAACCCTCATCAAGCTCTGTTCTGTACCAGGTGAACACGTCTTTGATCCGACCGCTGGAAGTTCAGCTTTCCTCTTTGCCGGACTTCAAGCAGGCAGACGAGCGAGAGGTTTCGAGCTATCTGAAAAGTACCATGAGAGAGGAGTCGTTCGTCTTGCCGAATATCTAAAAAATGTCACGTACAAGTAATGGCTAAACCAACTAATAAGACAAGAAGATTATCTCTCGTCGAACGATTGAAAGATAGATTCATAATTGAAGAAACAACAGGATGTTGGATATGGACGAGTTCGTCTGTATCTGATGGTTATGCTAGCATAAATATACAAGGATATAATCGCAAAGCTCATATAGCTACTTATGAAGATAAATATGGGGCCTAATGGAATTACATCATAAATGTGAAACAAAACGCTGCATAAATCCTGATCACACGACAGCAGTTACTCATGTTAAAAATATGCAGCTCGCCAGAAAGTACGATCATCTCATTGAAATTTTAAAATCGGATTCAGCACATCTCTCGCAAAGAGCGTTAAGCAAGACACACGTAGCGAGGTTACTGCGTGCCTGAACAATATTTCACCGACAGATATGTTCCAGATGAAGGCCCTGAGGATTCCAACATCCTTTTTGTCGGAGAAGCTCCCGGCGAGACAGAATACGAAAAGCTCCAACCTTTCGTTGGAACTAGTGGCGAGCTCTTTATGCAAGTCCTCGACACTTTGGGTGTGTCACGAGGAGACGTACGGCTCGCGAACCTTTGTCATTATCGACCTTATAATAACAAATTTGAAAATCTAATCGGAACGAAAGTTCTGGAGGATGGAGTCAAAGAACTCATAGCATACATCGAGCGCACAAAACCTAATCTCATTGTGCCTCTTGGTGGTCAGCCGCTCAGATATCTGACTGGCAAAACAGGAATCAAGAAGTGGCGGGGCTCGATACTAGAGACTCCGATTAATCAGACGAAGTGTATACCAACCTTCCACCCTGCTGCTGTTCTACGTGACCGTGGACTATATCCAACTTTCAAAATCGATCTCAGACGAGTTCTCGGAGATGCAACTTTCCGAGATAGGCGCCTTCCTGAGCGACGATTCATTATTGACCCGCGCGGTTTGGAATGTGAGGAGTGGGTCGAAAAACTATGCAACGCTCGAAGCCTGGGAACTGACATCGAAACTGTCAAGAAAAGTAAAATCATCTTATGCGTTGGCTTTGCTCCCTCACCCGATGTTGGAGTATGCTTCGTTCCGTCACATCCAGAAGGTAGACGAGCAATTGAACGAGTCCTGGAGTCTAACGCGAGAAAGATTTTCCAGTTTGGTTCGTTCGATTACAGGCAACTCGTTGATAACGGCTACCAAATCAATGACCCCGACGCAGCGGCTCTTGACAGAATCTACCATTGGGATACTCTCATTGCTCAGCACGTCCTCGCGCCGGAACTCCCGCGTTCGCTCGAATACCTCACAAGCATCTACACGCGTGAGCCATACTATAAAACGGAGGGTCGCAGCAGCATCCCAGACGACACCAAAGGATGGTCACTCAAAGTAAATAAGCAGTCGTTGTATGAATATAATTGTAAGGATTGCTGTTGCACGATTGAAATTGCTCAGATACAAGAGCAACAAATTGAAGCAGATCGAGCATATAACGAGACATTTGCTTTTGAGATGTCGATGCTCGAAGTGGCTGACCATATCAGCGTCTCGGGATTGCCGATCGACAATGAGCGTCGTCAGACGATTGAAGATGTCACTGTTAGTAAGTGGGCAAAGAAGCAGTTCGTTCTCGACCGAATGACGGGATTCGTAACAAACGTACACTCGCCAAAGCTGCACAACATATTGTATGACAAAGATAAGCTCGGTTTACCTGTGCGTCGTGATCGTAAGACCGGACGTACAACGGCAAACGAGGACGCGATTGTTTCGCTGATCGCCTATTGTAAAGACAAGATGGATGGAGTAGTCAAACCTCAGACGAAACTCGAATGGCAAATAAAACTGGCGGTTTGCCAGACGATCTTAGAAATCCGTGGCTTGAGGAAGTTACTCTCGTCATACATCCTCGCCAAGACGAAGCAGGGACAACGGATCTCGGACGACGGGCGTATCAGGTCACTATACAAAGTTGGAGGGACAGAAACGGGGAGATGGTCCGCTGCGAAATTCTTGGATGGCACAGGATTCAATGCGCAGACGTTACCTCGTGATCCTTTTGAAATCCCCGATGATGCCTTAACAAAACCACCCGAAGCTGTTAAGTTGGTGGAGGAAGCATCGGCGGCAGACGATGATGACGATGAGGAATCAGAAGATGACGGAGATTAAAAAGCCGCCCATTCTCGATCTTAAACAACGAGAAGAGCTGAGAAAGAACGCCGAGCAAGTGATCGCTCAGAATCCAGACGGGTGGTGGATGTTCGTGGAAGGTTGTCTCAGTTTAATCGCTGAGATAGAAATCAAGGAAGCCGTCATAGAACAACTCGGTGCTCACAAATTGGAACGTGACACGAGGTGTGGTGCGCTGATGCCGATGGAAAGTGGAATGTACCGTTGCATTATGGAATCGAGAGACGGTCACACTGAGCATCAATTCAACTATTTTCGTTCACTGACTAAACAAGAGAAAGAGAAGTGGTTTCCTGAGACGCAAGGGTGAAGATATCCATCCGGTCGATGGTAAGAGCGCCAGCCGGAAAGGTGCTCGTCCAGTGTGATCTCTCGCAAGCAGAGTCGTGGATTGTTGCGTTTCGTGCGAACGAGCGAAATATGAAACACGCTCTTATGTTTGGCGATATTCATACAGAGTCGGCGGGCAATGCACTCTTTCATGCTGACAAATCGTGTGGTCACAAATGGGAAAGGCTCGACCCAAAGATAAAACTTTGGACGTGTCCATACTGCTTGAATGTAGTTGATGAGCTAATGCGATATGTCGGCAAGAGGTACAATCATGCTTCGGCTTATCGAATGGGGCCAGATCGCGCTGCGCAGGTTATCAACAAGGATAGTGACAAGCCGCCATACTTCACAGTTACCGTCAAACAATCAAAAGTCTTCTCTGCCGCATGGCATAGTTACTTCCACCTCAAACCTTGGTGGGATGATATCGAGTCCCAGCTTGCGCGTAGCCGCAGTCTCACTAATGCTTATGGACGCAAGCGAACTTTCTTTTCGCAATGGGGAAACGAACTCTTTAAGGAAGCTACTGCTTTTGATCCGCAATCCAGCGTGGCCGATCACTTCAACGGAAAGGTTCATCCTGAATTGGGAATTGTCGGAGGTCTTAGAGAGATTAAGAAACAACTCGTCAACCCATACAAAGATCACAGACTGATCAATCAGTCTCACGACTCAGCAATTCTGGAGTGTCCGAAGGAAGTCGGGCTGGAAATGGCAGCACGTATGAAGACTCTTTTACTTCGGCCTCTTGTAATCAATAACGAAGAATTTACGATACCTACCGACGCAGAATGGGGTGACAGATGGGGAGAGCTGGAGAAGGCCGCGTAAACCGTAAGACGTTGTTTGAAGAATGGTTTGCGTTCGCGGCTGCTGTGATTCCTGAACAAGCGACGGATGTGCAGCGTAGAGAAATGCGTCGTGCGTGGTATGCTGGAGCAGCGACATTGTTCTCCATCATAACAAGTGGATTAGATCCAGACGCAGAGTCTACTGAGGCAGATCTCGCGTATCTGGATAGTCTGAATAAAGAGTTGGAGAAGTTTGCTATCGATGTGGGTGAGGGACGCGCATAGTGGCGAAGGATAATCCTTTGCCGGAAGTTGGTGAGACAGTTCGACTTGAATGGGATACGACAGGTGATATCCCAGGTGAAGTTGAACAAAACATCTCAGGCGATTACATCGTTCTCGCAGTTGATTTGAACGAGTTGATTTGGACAATGTTCAACCGCGAGTTGAAACGATTGGAGATGTTTACATTTGACGAGAATGGTAACTATCAACGTGTAGCACCGTGTCCAGAATTTTACGAAGACGAGGAGGATGAGGATGGATAACAAAGGAAGCTGGTGTCAGATGTGGGGGCGTGGTGGCGAGGCAGTCGCTATCAATCTGCTCGCTTTAACAGAGGACATGGTGCAGATTGAAACCATTGCACACGCACTGTCAAATCAGTGCAGGTTCAATGGCCATGTCAAGAAATTCTTTTCAGTTGCCGCTCACTCTCTTTACGTGAGTCGCTTCTGTGATGAACGAGATGCGTTATGGGGATTGCTGCACGATGCCTCAGAAGCGTACATCGTTGACATCCCACGTCCGTTAAAGAAGTGGGAAGGGTTATCTGGTTACATGGCGCTTGAAAGAGGCATCATGAGCGTCATCTGTAACAAGTTCGGTCTCGAACCGGAGATGCCAGAATCAGTTGTGATAGCTGATGACCTCTTGTTACAGTGGGAGATTCGAGATAATCTCCAACCAAAGATCGAAATTATCCTTCCTCAGTACAAAGGAGAGTTAACAGGCAGTTATGCACCACTCGTCACAGACGAACATCCCGAAGTCACGGAGCGTGAATTTTTGCACAGGTTTGCTGAGCTAAGGAAGCGTGGCCGACGTACCGAAGTATGAGCGCACCTTGCGCAGAAATGGACTTCATGCCGAGCAATACATCTGGACTCGATTAAAGAATGTTGATGGACGCAGTAGGAATGGCAAGTGACCGAAATTGCGCAATACGAACGAAAGTGTAAGAATTGGCTATTGGACTTCGCGAGGTGGACGTTGCCTCGGTCAGAGGCACCAGAGTCTTTTATTACTTGGACAGGGCTCTTTAATCTGTCCTCTGCGCTCAGGCGTCACGTCCAAGTTCCGAAGAAGTATCTCGGTTCATGGGACGCCGCTCCAAACCTATACGTGCTCTTTATCGCTGGTGCGGGTAAGGCTAGAAAGAGTACGACCACGAATTACACAGAAGAGCTGATTCATGATGTCATGCCGAAAATCACGGCGGCACCTGAAATCATTACAAAGGAGAATCTGCTCGCGGATTTGGTGAAATCGCCAGACGCTTCGATGTACATTCTCGCACCCGAATTTGGAGAGTTCATTGTCAAGTCAGGTGTCGATATGTATGGTTTTCTCACCAACATATACGACGGCAAGAAGCATATTTCAGCTTCTACGCTCTCTAGAGGAGCAGAGTTTGCCGAACGACCTTGCGTCAATCTGCTCGGCGCAACGACTCCCGAATGGGTTGCAGCGAATATGCCTGAGTCTGTCATTGGAGGGGGATTCGCCAGTCGGGTTATCTTTATTTTCGAGGAACGTGTCAGGCGGCGGCAGCTTTATTACGAAGGTCTAGACCAAGAAGCACTAGAGGCAATTCGCAAGAATCTAGTTGCTGACCTCGAACATATCGCCAACAATCTCTACGGCGATTTTCGTCTCGAAGAAGATGCCAAAGAGTTCATGGAAAGTTGGTATCGCGAGACAGCCGACTCTTACTCGGAAGCTGACTACAAGATGCACGGCTTCTTTGAGAGATTGCCAGCGCACATTCACAAGGTCGCAATGCTTCTTCACGTCGCGTATAGTGACGAGCTTGTGCTGACGCTTGGTGATTTTGAGAGAGCTATTCTCTTGTTGAAGCAGGTCGAACAGAAACTGCCTCAGACTTTCCAAGCAATCGGAAAGAATCCATATACGGTGGATATGAATCGTATATTGGCGTTTATCGAGGAGAAAGGCAAGACTACCTTCTCAGAGATTCGTGCGCGATTCTACCATGCAGCTACGCCATCCATGCTCACTGAGCTGGTGAATGGCCTAGCTGACATGGGAATGATCGGTTCAAAAGAGGGCTTTATTATGCTTAAGGCCGCTGTGCAAGCGGAAAGTATCCAAACGCCTCATCCGCCCAACTCCGCTGAGAACGGTCAACACTGAAGCCAAGCGCCTTCCCCATCACGGGGAGAGGGCCATAGTTCTGTTCGTTCAAACGATACGCTTGGTAGTAATCAGCAAAGGCAGAAGCGCCAGGTAAGAACTGACTCAGGATTGGAATCTTACCTCCATACACAGACAGAGACTCGCGCTGACGTTGTTTACCGCGAAGGCCTATCATCTCATTTACTTGATTCGCCAATCCCATCAGCGGTGAACCTGCAAATAGAACTCCTGGAACGCCATACCACGACTTGACATTGAAGCCAGCCGCTCTGCCAAAACTCCACAACGCTGCCTCAGAAATCGCATAGCGTGTCATGGCAGCAGCTCTCTCGCCAGCAGTTCCTCTTCGAGCGATACGAGCTAAGAAATCGCGATCCCACATTGCCCACTGACCAAACTGGCCCATCAATCGTCCAGACCTGCTTCCCCATCCGAACGGGTGGTTCTGCAAGCCGTAGACGAAAGCTGTTTCAGTTCCGGTTGCCTGAGCTAAAAACTCAGTAGCCTCACCAAACTTGCCTTCTGTGACAAGCCTGTCGAAGTTCTGTGCAACAGGAATGTCATACTGATTAATCTTGAGGCGCTTGTAGGCTTCGGTCTTGCTGACTTTTTCGCGGCTGAGATCAAGCAACACCTTACCTGCGAAGTCACTCGTTTCGAGATATGCTACTGCGTGTGCCAGCGCATAGATGTTATGCTGGCCAGAAGTGACGAGTCCGAGCTTTGATGCTTGGAAAACGAGATCACGAACGCCGTGAGCGCCCTTTCCGGCCATAGCTTGTGCAACCTCTTCTTCGCTCAAGAACTGAAGAATTGACAAGCCTGGAACCTTGCCTTGCTCAGCAAGCGTGTAGATTGGCAATCTGCCAGTCTTTGGATCTCGTTCAAAGGCTAAACGAAATCCATTCATCGTCCTGCCAGCACCAAAGCGTGTGTAATAATTCCGCATGAATCCATGAAGATCGCGGATACCTTGTGCTGGCCTACCTCCAAGAAGAGCAGCCGAACTTGAAGCGAGCATGATGTCAGCAACATCACCAACCAACTGTTCTTCCGCAGCCGACAACTTTTTGTTTCGATCCAGCATACCAGTATCTTCAAAGAACTTCTTTGTCATCTCACGAGAGAATGTATCGTGTGCGTTTGGTACTCCGCGCATACCGTAGAGATACTCAGCAGCTACCCTAGACGCATACTCACGAGCCTTACCAGGAAGTGCTTTGATGTGACGAACTGTGGCGTTTCGTGCATCATTCCAGACTACATCGAAATCGTTATAATCCACAATTTTGTTGATAAAATTTATTGCATTGTGGATAGGATCGCGAGAACCGTTGCCTGCCTCACCAGAACCTACGAGGCTGCCGGCGAGTTCAGCAGTCTCCTTTTCCTTGATGAATTGAAGTTTTCTATCGCGCAGGTTGACAGGATACGATACACCTTCTCCGTTCGCAGTCGCGTGCGTGACGTAATCAGTGAAGTTAGCTGACAAGCCTTTAGAGCCAGCTACATCAGCATACAATCTATCGAGAGCTTCGGCGGCAAGAATCTCTTCTTTCGTCATTTTGTTCGCTTCCGCAAATGCGCTACGAGTTGGCTCCTTTTCCATGATGGCACGAGCCCTGCGCGTAGCGATGTCTAACCTGAAGTCATTCGGGTCTTGACGTTTTGCGAACTCGAACATCTGCGCAGCATTCATGTGCTGAGCATCCATCAAGCTCGCACGTGCAGCTAATTTCGCTTCTGTGCGTTGCTGGAGTTCTGCCTGCTTCTGTGGAGTCGTTGGATCGTTCGGATCAAGACGAGCCGCCTCAACACGAGCATCCTCTTTGAGCGCAGCTACATCTCGGTTATACTCGTACACTTTCTTGACATCGATATTCATCTTGGCAAGCTGTTCCGACATATCTTTCTCTGCTTGATTCGGGACACGATCGCCAAACAGATGGGCATCAAGATCAGCCACAGAACGAGTCTGTCTGTAGTCTTCGACGCGTCCCCAAAGATTCCTCGGAACCCCACTCTTTTCGAGAACCTCCTCGACGTTCGTTTTGAGCTGTTCGAGATAAGGACGCTTCTTGGCTATTGACAACTTCTCCGCAATCTGAAGAGGCTGATAGACTTCCTCAAACAGCTTCGTCCCAAAGAGGTTATCAATAGCTATCAAGAAGCCACGCTTCGTCGTCAGACGTGGCCATAAACTATCGAACAGAGTCAGATATTTTCCGACTTTGGTATCAGGAGTGAACTCGTATGGTATTGCGTGCGCTGGCGGAGCCTGACCTGGTGGCTTAACAATTCCTCCACCAACTGATTCTGGCGCTACCATGTTCGTGCGTGTTCCACCATCGAGCTCTTGCGCTTCTACGCGGCCAGTCTCCTTTATCCATTTCGTGGCGGTTGGCTCGTCGAAGAACGAGACAGGGAGTTTCAAATTTGTATCCATGTCTCGAAGTTCAATTGCACCACCAAAAGCACGCTCAACAAAGTAACCGTTACTGTGAGCAACATCGGTAAGATTCTGAGCCATTTGCATACGTTCAGCTTGTGCCTTACCGAGAAGCTCCTGAACCTTCGCGCGTTCGGGTTCTGTCAGTTCCAATGGTATTGGATTGCGAAGCTGCTCAATACGAGCTTCAAAAATGCTCTTTGTCAGTTTTGCATCACGAATAGCAAACACCGCTTCTGGAACAGTGATGTCACCTGTGAGGTGTAGATTTTCCTTGACTTCGCTGAGTGCATGGAGTCGAACAGTTTCGTCAGGCGATGTGAGTGCATCCTCGAATTTCAATGCTTTGTCGATTTGATTAACACGAGCCTCCCACGTATTCGCTGTAATCTTATTCGTGTAGCGGCCGAGAGTTTCGCTGTCACCGCGCAAGAGGCGACCAAACTCAAATTCCAGATGATTCTTGATTGCCTGTTTAACGTTAGGCTTCAAGTTCATACCAGCGGCCCACGACTCGAAATGTTCGTCGAACGTAAGATCAGTCGTCAACGTCAGCGGGTCAGCAGAAGATGGTCTTGTTGAGACTTCTGGAATATGACCAGCTTCTGTCTCGTATGCGATATGTGCGCGAGCTTGTTTTTCAGTTGTAAGAACCTCACCTTCTGCCGTCTTGTAAACGACACCTTCCTGAGGATTGGGCGGCCCATAAATTCTGTCCGGCAATGCCTCACGACGCCGCGCGACTGTCTCAAGAGTCTCGCCAACTGGAGAGATGATTGGCCCACCGCGAGCACGTTTCCGTCCGATGCGGTCGATAATCTCTGTGCGAGGAATGTACGTTTTATCGCCAATCAATCCGATATGGTCAAGGAATGATGTGGTGATATCTTGCATGAACGCTGCGGCATTATACACACCAAACTCAGAGTACGTCCGGCCATACCAATTCTCATTGAGTGCTCTCACGCGAGACTTCTGTGCGCCAGCACTCAGCGAAGAATTTGAGCCAAAGATTTTGTTCTCGGCACGGTACTTGGCCATCGCGAGAGAGGCTTCTGTGCGATCAGCTTCTGATGCGAATTGGAAGTGATACTGTGAGCTCGAACGTCTGATTGGCGAGCCATCAGCACGCGGACTTTCATGCCACGAGAGAACGGCGACAGGCTGACCTTGCTTGTTCACGTAGACTGCATTGTGATCGCTAAAACCGTTGCCTTTATCGTCAACCAGTGTGTTCATGCCAGGATGAATCTCTTGCTCGACTGGCGCTCCATATTTGAGGAAATGAGTCGGCTTGACATTATCATTCAGCATATAACCAGCAGCAGAGCCAATCTCACTATTGACAGTCTGGTTGAACGCCTGTGGGTTGTCGCCAGGCGAGCGTTTGCTGAGTGTATTATCTTCTACTGCGATACCCAACGAGGGGTCGAAAATCTCGTTAGGCGTAATCGTGCGTGTCTGGTAAAGCGCGAGTTCTCCGAGATACTTATTTGAAGGGCGAAGAACATCAGCGACCTTCACGCCTTCGAGATGTTGCTCTGTGACCATGTTGCGCAGAGTCAACTCGTAATTGCGAGCACCTTTCGGTTTCGTTGCTTCTTGAATCACCCAACGATCGTCGCCACCATACGTAACTTGCTGACCTTGCAGATAACCTGTCTGCGAGAAGAACTCCTGTACGTGTTGTGGCGTGTCTGTAGGAGCAATGAGAATGTCGTGCATTCCGTCACCGCGAGCATGAATGACGGACATAACTTCAGCTTGACCACTGATAGGCTCAAGCTCTTTCAAGACTTCGGGAATCGTCGCAGCATCAACAGAAGGAATGACTGCTGCGTTACGACCTTGATATTCGAGATTGCCTGTTTTTGGATTGACACCAAGTGGATCGTAATCAATAGCTCTACGTGCCATCAAGGCTTGTAAAGATTTTACATCCTGCAAGTTGTCAGCATTGTAAAGAATATTGAGTGGAGCGTTGTCGTATATTTCGCCACGCGAACGTAAGGCAGCATAGTCAGCCGCCATGTTACGAGCAACCTCGAAATTGTCTGCTGATCCGATACCACGCCCTCTGCGGATACCCTCGCCGACGACTGACATAGCAAGTCCCAATGGTGCAGCGACGATAGCCATCGTGATTGCAGACGATAACGCATCTTCGCTGCTTGGTGCCGCAGCAGCGCCGAATGTTGCTCCACCAACAACACCGCCTGCGAGTCCAGAGATGGTTCTCTGAGCAAAGGGCATTGATGTCATAGTGCCAGCACGTGAGGCGTCGATAGCTTCTTTCGCGCCCATGCCAGCACCCTCAATCACACTGGCGATTTCCTCTTTCGTTGTTGCTTTGCCAATTTTCGCAAGTCCCTTAGCGCCAACGAACGGGCGCAAGCCGCTGAACGCTTTTGTTGTTGCTGACGCAGCTTTCTCGCCAGCGATGATTGTGACGACGTTCGCTGTCGTTGCTTTCGAGGCTTCGTAGATTTCGTCACTAGTTAGTTCGCGCGCTGGGTCTTTCTTGACATACTCGTCAACGGAGACGCCAGCAAGATCAGCTTCTGGATTTGACCAGTGAATGGTTGATGGATCGTAACCGGAGAGGAAACGTATAGCATCTGTGGTAGGTTGAACAACCAATCCCTTTACGAGATCAGCACCAGTCTTCGCAACAGCCTTGAGTGGAGAGGCTTTGAACTCTTCTTTCATGCCGCCGAAAGTTGTGCTCAAATCACTCGTCAATTTCTGAATACGCGAAGAGGCTATCCGACCCGCTTCAAGGTCGCCGCCAATAGCTAGTGCCTCACCAGCAGCAGCGCCCATCTGAGTAAAGGCATCCACGATACCACGCACACGCGCAGAGACGTGCGCTCCGAAACTCTCATCAGGCTGTGGCTTTAGATCAGAGAAATCCGGTAGTTGCGTAGGGTCTGACTGTGGCGAAGGCGCAGGTGGCTTCGTCAAATCAGAAAAATCTGGCATGACTGTGTTTCCCATTTATTTCTTCTTCGGCTTGAGTACACCACGACGTTCGAGTTCAGCTCGAACTGATTTAGAATCTTCTTTGTTGGGACTTGTATCCTCTGCCTCGTACTTCGACATTGCTGCTTCCGTGATGGAAGGATCAGTATTGGCGATACGCTCCAAGGCAGTCTTGGCGTTCGGATTCAACGACGATGCATCAACAGCAGGATCAGAAATCATCGACTCCACCTTCTCATTCGAGACTGGATTGCCTTTCTCGTCGGTGTACGAGAGATTATCACGCCAGAACGGAACGTCATTCCACTTGGCTCTATAGCGAGGGCCACCGAGTTGTGCGCGGCGTTCAAGCTGCTGATTCAACTCAGCGACTGTACGATCACGTTCTGTGTCTGGTACACCTTCCGTCAACTTCTTAACCGTTGCTGAAATCTGACTGTTGATTTGAACGATTGCCGTGTTGAAACGCGAGATGCCGACTTTCTTTGCCGCGTTGGCAACTTCGAGAAGATTCTCATCGTCGAAGCCTTGCGGTTTGATCTTGCCTGATACAAGGTCTGCTGCTCGTGCTTGCATGGTAGGATCGTACATGAACTGTTGCCATTGTTGGACGGTTCCAGCCATGCCCGATTTCTGCCATGCAAGGTATGCGTTCTGCGACTGCTTTGCGTCGAGTCTATCAGCAGCCGTCTCTTTCTTGCTATCCTTGTGAAGTTGCAAGGTTGCCTCGCGCTGCCTTTCATCCTGCACGGTTTTCCATGCAAGTGAGAAAGCTTCAGCAGCCTGTGGGTCAGCCATGTAAGCTGCAACCGGAATGCTCTTGTCGCCAGAAATGAACTTCTTGGCCTGATCGTAGAAATCGACTGTGCCGAGACTTGGCAGAGTCTTGATCAGATTCTGGCGATCTTTCTGGAGTTGAATCTTGAAATCGCCCTCTGTGATCGCTTGATCACCAAGCACTCCTGCCTGGATAGGCTTGCGGATTTGAGCCACAGCAGCTTGATACGTCAGCTCAGGATTCTTTCGGATTGCTTCAAGCGCAGCTTGATTCTCTGCTGCGGTGACTTGAGCACCAGCCAGATCGCCTTGAGCCTTTGCTTGGCCTGTGGCAACCTGTGTGCTGCGAGTTGTCCGCGCAACCTCTCCAGCAGCCGATTCTGGTACGGCAGCGATTGTATCGCCAAGCCCACCAAAACCGAGCTTTGCAAGAGTGCCCGGAGCCTTCGCTTCGAGATCAGCGAACTTGAGAACTAGCTCAGGATTCTCTCCAAGCTGTTGTTGCATATGCTTCTGAAATTGCTTGTTCGGCTGCAAGTAGTTCTGCAACGCAGTTGTGACCTGCTGAATCGCAGGCCCAAGAATTTCAGTAGGGTCTGGAAGTCGTGAGATGCCCATTATGCCGCCCAGGGTAAAGTTGCAACTGGCGGAAGCTCATAATTCTGACCAAAGCCGCCGCTGTAAATATTACTGAGAATGCTCGATTGTGCTGGCGCTGCCATTCTATTTCCTGCCTGAACACCAGCCATTAATCCACTCACAGCCGAACCTGCACCAGGTGCTGCAAAATTCAGAGCAGCGGCTGCAATGGGAGCAGCAACGCCAGCAGCTGTTACCCACGGATTTTGCTCAGTAACAGTCTGCCGTTGTGTGATTCCTTTCTGTGCAATGTTCGCAAAAAGCGGAAGTAACATTCGAAGCGCGTTCTGTTGAAGACCACCAACTGCTGTAGCGAGTTTCGGAGCTGATTCTGACCGGAACAAACTCTCAGCATAGGCGGCTGGTGTTCCAAACGCACTTCCACCTCCGACGCCGAAACGTGCTCTCAATGCGGCGGCATTGCGATCAGTTTCTTTGCCGATCATAGTTGCGAGGTTTCCACCGAGCGTGCCAGCGCCGCCTGACAAAACGTCAGTCAGATACGAGCCAACACCTCGCGTTGCACCGAACGCATCTCCACCTGCTGGTGCGCCAGGGCCAAACATCCCTGTATTGAGGCCTTGCGAGAGCCACGAAACAAACTGGTCTGCAAGTCCGGTAGCTGGGCCGCCGCCAACTTCCTTAGTTTTCGCTGACATCTCTTAAAGCCTCTTCTCGTAAGAGTCCGAAGCACACTACATCAAACCAGTCGTCCTTGTAAAATGCTGCCTTCCGTTTCTCACCCTCTTTCACGAAACCGAGAGCGATTGTAAATCCGAAGGTATGCTTTGACGCATACTTGGGAATCTCAACATTCAACCGACGAAAACCGAACTTCTCGAATACGTATCGTATGATACTTTTCGTGAGTTCTTCTCGTCCTTTCAGTCGACGATCGAAAAATGTGAAATGGCACTGTGCGTCTAATTCGGTGATGTGAGTCATGTAGAAAATGCCTACGAAATCATCAACCAGCCAAAATAGACCATGAGCGCGAATATTATCACCATCCATAGACAAGAATAGTTCAAGGAACTTTTTGTAGTCGCCATTGATCTCGTCTGTGAACAGTGTTCTGAAAGGTCTCGATTTTTCCCAGAAGGTGCGTAAATTCTGAGGAGTCAACACCATTGGCGAGACTGCCCGAATAATATCACCTTCCGGTTCTTTGCAAAGAGCAGTTACAACGGGTGCTTCGTTTAAAGTAAGCATTTTTTCGTTTAGGTGGTAAACGTGATTACTTCCGCTTTCTCCGAGTTGGAGCGCCGCCAGCGCGAGCCCCAAAGAATCGTTTTTGTTTCTTGGTCAGTTTATGACCGTGAACTGTTCCATCACGAAGGATCTCTTTCGCCTTTTTCTTGGTGAGTTTCTTTGGCATTGTTCCTCACTTTGTTGATTTGCCAGAAGGATAAACGTGAACCTCGTAACTGAGTGTTTCAAACAATCCAGAAGTCGTCGTCAAACGCCACGCGAATCTACGAGCGCGTACGAACTTCCTCCAGGTCAGTAGTCGCGGCTGACCAAGTATTGACGGGATAACAGTTTTGGCAACTCGCCATGAGTCCTCGGTCGTTCCGCCATTCTTGGAGTATTCGAGTTTGAACTCTCCGCCTCGATTAGACTGGTATTCGATGTTAATTTGTGCAATGTAAATATCATCTTCCGGAATGACGAAAGCCTTCGAGATGAGTTGCGTTGTGTACGGTGCGCCATTCGGGAAGTCCGTATGTGGCGCATCTGTCGTAGCTTCAGGATTCTCTTGTCCGATTGTTCCATCGTCTCTCCCAAGAACACGAGTATTGACGATAATTTGCTCCGGTGACAAGTCGTCGATCATCCCAACCAGTTCATCAATCGGCACATCACCAAGAGCGTCAATAGTAACGCCACCAGTCGCAAGGTCAGTGTCGTCCATGCTCGTGATCGCATAATACTCGTTCCTCGCCCACGCCTTAGTTCTACGGTTGTATGTCCATACCTGTACGTAATTTGAGCCGACCATTGGGATGCAGATACTAAGCTCCGAATCAGTCGGATTGTAGGCCGAGAATACGTCGAGTGGATCGTTTACGTTATCAATGATCGTTTTCTCGATTGGCCTCCCAATAGGCTCTGGCGATGAACCAGGAGCGTATGCATAGACAGTACGACTGCGCCTGTCAAGCCACGCAACTCCGTCATCAATCAAGATAGCGGAATAAGGAGTGTCACAACCGATATTTGGTATTGCTGTCGAGAAATAAAATGGATTCTGAGGAATAGGCTGCTTTGTAGCAAGCCAAACCGAACGCTCACGCAATAGGATCATTGTGTTAGCGTATGCAAAAATACCAGTACCGAAGTCAGAAAGATCAGACGGAGATTCTAAAAGAGGCGTCGAACCAGCACTTTCATTCGTCGCTGGATTCCACTCCGCAATGACTCCATCTGCCGACCATCCGACTTCGACTTCGTTGACTCCGCGTCGATTAAAACCAACAACACGATTATAGAAACCAGTAATGTATCGATAAGCTGGAGCGTTGCCGAGCTGAGCGAAAGTGTTCGCGCCCAAATCAATTTTCTGAATCGGGTCGGCGCCGTTATTAGAAAAGACCAGTTCATCGAGCACTACCGCCGTTTGAAAGCGATCTTTGACGGTGCCTGAGAGTGCTCCAGCCAACGCAGTCCAACCTACACCTCTCAGATGAATTGTAGTTGGTGTAAAACGAAGTGTGTATCCAGTTCCATCCTTTTTCTTGATAAAAGCCAGCTTTAAAACAGGGTTACTGTTTGGCTTCACAGGCACTAACAAAATTGAGCCAGGACGCCGTGATGTTCTGTCAAACCGAACTGTCGCATTCTTCACCAACTGCATGGCGCTAGTCGGTATATCAGCGGGGTCGATCATGGTGATCATACCGCCGTTGACTCGCGCTTCTGCGAACTTCTGCATTTGTGGTGATGCAGAAGCGCGAAAGTCCTGAGGTTTTACCGGCTTTGCAATCAGTCGTGCCATTACAGCGTCGTTTGGTGAGTTGGTGAATCGTAAGTGAGTCGAACACCCATGACGTAGAAACTGTTTCCTGCTGTGCCCGTTGCTTCGATTTCGATGTAGTAGAGTGTGCCAGCTGCGATAACCTCTGCAAAATCAGCAGGTGCGCTGAGTACGCGACCAGCAGCGAGGTTTGCCACAGTTGCTATTTCAACATTTGTGTCAACTGCTTCACCAGCTGCGAATGTGCGTTTGAGAATACGAATGACGACAGAACCTGCGTCGTGCCTGTCATTCATTACCTCTACTCGCTTTAGTGTGACGCCTGGCGGCAGAATGAATGGCGCATAGATTGGCGATGTATCGGTGAATGCAGTCAGCTTATACTGATCAAAAATAAACTCCTTACCGAGTGTGTTCTTGATGAATGCCGAGTAAGGGATGACAAGTTGCTTGTCCTTCTTTTTGCCTGAAACCCCGTCTTTCAAAACGAGAGGATCGCGCAAGAAGGCATTTGGCTGAGGATCGTCAGGATCACCAGCTTCGCTAGGCTTGTAGAGAGTTGAGTTAAACCTCTCTTCCAAATCTAGTCTGAGCTGTCTGATATGGTCGTCAATTAGTTTGGCCTGTGTTGTAGCGCCAGCAGGAATGACAACCGACCATACGTTAGTGAAAGGCATTTAGGCGTCCTCGTGCCATTTACCAGAAAGATACGTGAAACGATACACCAGTCCTGCAACAGTTAACTTGTTAGCTCCGGTGTTCGTCTGGATATTCGCGTTGTTCGCAATCGTTGTTTGTCCATCGCCAAGTACAGATACTTCCTGATTCGGTTGACCGTCATCGAATTTTGTAATCGTGACAGGTGCAACACTTTTCAGAATCAGTTTCTCTACGTTCAATATCGACGGGGTTGTGTCAGCTTTCGTGTTACGCTCAAATTTCTTCTCAAGAACAGTTTGCGTAACAGGAGCTTCAATTACAACCTCGTCGGTCGATCTCTGAATTTCAGCCACGGAGTTCGTGATGTGGTAGATCGAGGAACGACTGATCTTCAAACTGTCTGTTCGTGTTCCAGTCGTAACCTGATCTTAGGTTGATACCTTTCGCCGCCGCATAACCATCAACGAAGCCAGCGAACGCGTACATCTCCGCAACCTCCATACCACCCGTCGCGTGTTTGATTGCAGCGTACCCTCTTTCGATAAGTGTCCAATTAACAGGATAAGGTACAATATCGATAGCATGAGATTTGCCATCCGCCTGTGGAAGATGTTTCGAGTTCATCGTCTTGGAGACGCCGCGCGCGATGTTCTTCCTCTGCTCCTCGACAGTACGAACACCATCGGTAACGGAACAGTCCCAATAAGCAACTACGCCGTTTGCGATGTCGATAAGTCGTTGATCAACACCGACGAGATTACCACGAGATACCGCACCGAAACTAGGCACTCTTGCCTCCACGAGTATATTCCTGAACAACTGTTTTGACGATTCTTTGGATGTCCATACGCTCCGTGATTTGTGCCAACTTCTCACGAAGCTGTGCATCACGTTCTGCTGAGGCTCTCTCGTTTTCATGAAGAGTTGCCATAATGGCCAGTCGCTCTTCTGAGAGTTCCTCTTTTATCGCATCTACTTTTGTTTCCACACTGGCTACTCGATCGCGTATTTCTGCGCGTTCAGTTGCACCAAGTTGGATTTCGAGAACTGCTTTATCTGATATCGCTAATGCGGCTGTCGCATCTTTTTCTGCCTTGTTTGTTCGTTCACCAAATCCGTTGACCTTTGCATCGAGCTTCCACCAAATTCCTGTAATCCCTGCAATTGTGAGTATGAGTGTGATTCCATCTTTAAGCGAGAGGGTGACAGCCCCTTCTTGAATCATCTTGGCTCCTCAGAAACTACAAGAACGCCACAGTCACCCTCCAGTGTAAAGAGAGTAAGAGGACGTGCTTGTTCATTAGTTGTGACTGGAACAACATCGACTTCTTCAGGCACATCCTCAGTTGAATCAGGACAATGCTCAACTTCGAGCGGAATGCCATCATTCGGGTTAAGCTCAACGATTGCTGAACCGTACGCATCATCGCGTTGGAAATAAATTTGCCAGCCAAAATCAAATTGAGCGTCGCTACCTTCATCCATGACAACGTGCTGGCGATCTTCAATTTCACGGGTTGGAAACGAGACACTATTTTTTGAGATTTTGACTATCGGAAATCCTCCTGCGCGATAGTACAGCTTAACGCGAGGGGTAGTCATCGTGATAGCCTCGTCATTAATTCCTGTGCCTGCCCAACCCGTTATCATTATGGGCCTCTACCCCATGAAAGTCTGAGTACAAGTGTGAGACGCTTCGTGTTGTCTTTCGGCAGTTTGGCTGTGAACGCCATCATGAACTGACAGGTCGTGGCGCCAGCCGTTGTGCCGTTTATCTGCGCTGCTACCAATATTCCCCCAATACCCCCAGCAGGATTCGCTATACCAGGATCCCAAATGACTGTGTAGTCAAGGTAGAAATTACCATTGACGTACGCCGCCATTGCTGTCGATGTCGGAGTTGTTGTAGATGTAACAGTTGGATTTGTTGTACTGTTTGGAAGTGTGTTACTATCAACTGCTGCGAAAGATGCGTTGCCTGTGTTTGGATTATTTCCTTTGAATCCGACGAGGACACTGAAGCCTGAACCATCATGACCCCAACGACGATTATCGTCAATCTTTGTCGCGCGAGTCGTGACACTATAGTTTGTGCCTGAAATCGCGATTGGATTGACGGTTACGTCAGCCGGATTGTAAAGTCTGATTTCGTACGTGACACGGAGCTGGTCTGCCGCCGTTTTGACAACGACCGTCGGCGTACCTGTGCCGTCTTTGAATAACTGGCGGACGAACATTGTTCCACCAGTGTTCGCTGTAAATAATCCAAGCTCGGTGAGATTGCCGTTAGCTTGTGTCTCAATGAAGTTTCGTGTGATTTTGCGAAACCAATACGCATTTGCCGCACCTGCACCAAATACCTCAGAAATTCCTCCTGTGGAGTTAGACCGATGTGTCGTTGTGGGTGTAATCTCAGCACCGAGGGCTGTGTCAGCGTTTGCTGGCGCTGTCGCATTCGTGCCCACACCCATGAAGGAGTTAATGAGCGTATCAATCGTTGTGTTGTTGAGCGCATTCAAACCCGCATCTGTGATCAGGTTTTCAAATTCGAGATGCTGCTTGATTCGACCTGTTGCGGCTTCAATCAAATCAACTGTGAAGAAACCTTTGAGACCAATGTGCATATGCGCATTGATTCGCAAGTCTCTCCGATAGCGTTTGCTTTTCTTGTTAATGTGCATCAGACAAGAGTTCCAGAGATGATTGTAAGCCCTTCGTGAAACTGCTCAACGTCGAACGTCGTATGCACAATCACGATAACTGCAAGCACACCGCTCTGAATCGTCAATCCTTCTTTCCAACTATCTGTATCGAATGTTGTGTGATTGATGATAACTACAGGTATCGAACCACTAATGATGGTTAGACCTTCATGGAACGATTCCACATCGTCTTGATACGGCGTTCCATCGCCAGGCGGAGCAACAAGAATAATTGGTGCTGCGAGAATCCCGCTGACAATGTTCAACCCTTCGTGCCACGATTCTACATCGTCCTGATATGGCAATCCATCAGCTGGAGGCCCAACAGGGAGAACAACAATAACTAATTGACCATTTTGGATTCCTAAACTGATGTATGTTGTTTCACGATCTGATAAATATGGAAGCAGTGTGGAGAAAGTATGCGCGAAGCTGTAATGACCATCAGGGTCAACATTGGCAATCAGTGCAACGACTCTACCTCCTTTCGTGATACCAGCATCATCAACGAACGAAGTAGCTTCGCCAACATAACCTGTATCATGCTCAACAGCGTAATTTTCACGTTGAACTCTGTAATAGAGTTTCAGGTTGCGCATGTAAAACACGTGCAAGTCTGAGTCATCTCGATTCGTTAGCTGATCGAGTGTGCAACGTGGCGAGTGACCCGGACCAAAATCTTCAAATACGAAAGCTGCTGCTGACGGCTTAAACCAGTAGAACCAAACGTGACCATTAAACTCCAAGCAAACGAAGACTCGTGCTGCCTGATCGAACGCTGCGTCTGATTCAACTGGTGAGAATGGGATGTTTGTTAAAAAGACATCCGGTTCAAAACCAGTTTTTGCGTCGTTCTCCCTCGCAAGATTGATAGTTTGATTGTATATCTTGACGCGCCAAATCCTATCTGCAAGACCAGCAGAGAAATCGCCTTGCTCGACAGGACCGAGAGTATATGAAGTTAGAAAGTCATATGACAATGCACCTGGACGCGTCGTTAACGAAAGTCCCTGATCGAGATGCTTCGTTAACTCCGGCGTTGCAGGGAAGTCATCTGGCTCAAAGTCTATACTCAGGGCGAAGTACCTCTACACCAGCTTCACGCGAATCTCTCTCCTCTTTCGCTTGAACTGGAACAGTTGAATTGATGAGAGAAACCTGATGTTGCTTGATATTACCACTTCTACCGAGATCACCGAAGTCGATGAAGGCTCTCCATACCGCTCCGTATTTGATAATCTCCCACCAAATACGTGGAACCTCAGGAGTCGTCATCAATGGCGACAAATCTTCGAGTGTGATAAGCCGCTTCATACTGAGCGTATAGACTGCATCTGGCGTTGGCCACAGGCGTGTGAAGCAATCCTCTCTCGTATAATGCGTCGGAATGTCTTGACGAAAATCGTTGGTGTTATAGCGATTCTCGTACTCGTCCGTCGCCATCCTTTCCAATTTATGAAACTGTCCGTCTGTCGCATCTAGAACGCTCAACGAAATCAGTGCATCCACTGGTTTCGGGAGGTCATAGCTGCGTGTACCAGGAATGGTATCGAAACGAACAGTCTTTTCCTTCTCGCGGAATGGGAATTTATCCTGAATCTCCCAATATGAGAAATTGAGATACTCGTCAATCTCGTCGTTGGTGAGATCGGGGTCATCTTCCTCGATGCCGAGCGGCTTGCGAACACCCTTTCGTAATGTCGTAAGGTCAATCGTCATCTTCTGCACTCAGCGATGATTGTCACGTAATCTTCAGTACCTCTTTCGTGAATCTCAACTTTTGCCTCGACCGGATTAGATAGGTCGAGTTTATGTTCGCCGTTTGAAAGCTGGTAGCTGGAATCGCCAACCAGGAGGCTTAGGATACTGTCGCGGAGTCCCTTCACCCTTACAACCCAACTACCAGCTTTCAGTCGGACGTTAGCACCTTCTCTGCAAACTTTAGGGGCACCGATTAGAAGTGCTGCCATGATATCTCCTACCTGCGGGGATCGCCTTTGATGTAATGTACGATCACCAACTTGCTGAGAGTTGATGTTCCGCCAGTGTTGTTGATCTGATCGTCAGCATTGATTTTGAACTCTGACGTCAGGTCAGCAATACCACTGAACGTGTTCGGCACACCCTCAGTAAGACCGAAGGCGACCACTGAGACAAGCTGATCAATCTTCTTGATACCAGGAAGAGCAATGTTGCCAGCTGCCGCGCCAGCAACTAACTTGATCTTCAGATTTCTTGCATCGCTGCTTACCGCCATGAGAGCCTCCCGATTAGGTGGGAGAAGCGCCAGCCCATCCTCTCCAGTCAACGACCCAGATGAGGAAACGCATGGACGCCTTGAACTTCGCCACGTCGGTATCGAAATCGTACGTGTCATCGAACTCAATGGCGCGCTTGATCAGGAGCCACGCGTCATTCAGCTTCGAGCTGATGAGGAAATACGACTTCGGGTTCGTCTTGTAGTGCGACACGACCATCGTCGGTTTCGGCATACGACGACGGATCGTGTTGTCCGTGTTATCGGCAGTGAACGGTTCCAGAGCCGAGTTCCAGATCTGAAGTGCGGTGTTGTAATCACCAGGATTGTTGCCAACTACGAGCGTATCTGGAAACGCTCTGATCGGGTCGCCGTTCTCGTTGCGGAGAACTTGGAACAGATCGAAGATGGCATTGATTCCGGTGACGGACAGCGCAACATCAGCAGCGGGCCTGTTCGCGACGGTCAGGTTGCTGTTGAGCAGCGTGTGCGCTGTGTGAATCAGCGGCAGGTTATCGATGGTTCTGAAGAAATTACCCGTGAACGCGTCATCGAGCAACGCGGCCGCGCGATATTCCAGCGTGAGGCGACCAGCTTCCGCCAGCCACTTCGAACCTTGATTCGCCTTGCCGTACTTGTCGTCCTCGGTGGTGCGACGGGTGATCATGAATCCACCCGCGAACTCCTTGTCTACACCAACCACCTGAGGACCGAAGACGGGGTCTTCATAGATGATTGGCTCGCCGTCACCGCGCTCATAGAGGCGATTCAGGCCTGTCATGATTGTCGCCCGCACTTCGGGCTCATCCATCGTTCCGGTGTTCAGGAAGTCAGGGTATTCTGGATCCCACTGATCCCACTGGTCACGGAAATCACGCCGCAATCCAGGACGGAACAGCAGGTTGGTAGCGCCTTGTGTCAGCACTTGCTCTCCCTGTGTGTCGTTTAGATGCTAAACGTGATTTACGGACGCGCGAGATTCGCTTCGAGGAACTTGAACAGGAACACGTTGCCGCCGTTCAGGTCAACGTCGGTAATCTGAATGCGGGTGTTCACCGCATCAGAGAAGTCGATGACCCAATCGTTTCCAACCTTTGCAACTCCGTACTTCTCGCCGATGTGAGTCAGGAGAGGCACAACGGGATCAGTTCCACCGTTGACACCTCTTCCCGAAAACTGCGTATCACGATCGGCAATCGCTACGGATACTTCTTGTACCCGTCCGGTGGTGACTGTGACCTGAGCCGAGTTCGGAACTCCATAACCTGGCTTGGAATCACAGTCTTCCAACGCGACACCGAGAATGGATGCTGGATCAGCAGCGCACTCTACGATTTCGCCGTTGACGTTATCAACGACGAGGGCACCTTTCTTGAACACCTGTCCCGTCGCATACTGCATCGACTGTCCCTGAGGCACAGTCTTCTGATTGCGCGCGGGCTGAAAGCGTCTGCCCATGTTGGATTACCTTGTGACTGTCGGTTTGGTTTGAGCGTCCACTTCCTGCAATGCCGCAGCAATTTGCTCTTTGCGAGCACCCCGCGTCTTGCTCTCAGTGAACGTAGGGATGTCGACACCGCTCTCGCCCTTCACCTTTTCCTCGAACTCCGTTTCCTCTCTCGATTTGCGAGGATTGTTTGTTCTGAGGAATTGCTCATGGCGTATCTCGTCGATCAACTCCTTATTTTCACGAGATGTAGTCATGAAAATAACGTCGCCGACGACAGCCGACCCACTCCCGTCATTGTGTAAAGCGCGAGAGGTCGCAAACTCACGGTCTACCTCGAAGCCAAGCGTTTCTAAACGATGGATTTCGAGTGGATCATTACGAACCCACTCCCCATGCTTATCGGGGGGAAGAGGGACATTCAGTCGATCAGAGATCAAACCCCGATCGAGTAATACGCCGAGTCTCGCTTTCCGCTTCGCCCTTTCTTCAGGCGTCATCGGTGACGAGGCTTCCTTCTTCTGCTCAGGAAGTGGAGGCTGCTCGGTTCCCTGCATGATAATGGCATCTTTCGGCTTGTCGTAGTCGCGGACAGGCGAACTGTCATCTTGAACTGTAGCTTGTAGCTGCTGATTGTCCATTCCCTTGTCGGGCTCAGCCTTCCTCTCTGCTGCGGAGGGTATCGGAGTTCCTGCGTTCGGAGCGGTCACTTATTTGTCCCCCGAAGGCACGAACTTCGCCGTGGCAACTTGTGAAGGAGGAACATCGAGCCAGAAGAGATACTCTTCGTGAGACATCTTGTTCTCACGACGAAGTCTCTCTTCGTTCTCGGTGAGTGGACGAAGAACTTTCTTGCCGTTTCCTGCTGATGGTGCCGGAGGCGATGAGGGCCTCATATGTGCTGGTTGAGTAGACACGCGCGGAGCCGAATTAGGGTCAGGATTTGGGTTTGGAGCACGAGGAGCTGGTGCCGACGAGCCAGGCAGAAGTCCCATCGTTTTCAAACCGATTATCTGTACGACGATTCCCTGCATCGTCATTTCGTTCAGCTGGCCAGGTTGCAGCTTCGACACCGCGTCGTCAATCCCACGATCAACGGCATCATCCCAATACGGAGCGAAGCGAGGATCAGCTTTGAGTTGTGTCTTGAGCCGACCCGCTACACCCTGGCCTTTCATCTCGTTCACGAAATCCAACAGCGGCGCGACAGTTTCTTTCAACGCATCACCAACGATTCTGCGAGTTGCAGACATTGGATCGTTGTAGAACTCTTGTCTCGCGACTGCGGGGTCAGGTGGTGGCGGAGCTGGCTCTTCACGAGTTGGCTTCGCTGTCACCTGAGCGTTCAACTGCGATATGGTTCTATTCTGCTCGCGCAGAGTGTCTTCGAGAATACCGATGTAACGTGCGTTCCGTGCAGCTTCGCCTTCTGGTTCGCCGTCAGTGCGACCATCCGAGGGGTTCGGATTCGGATTCGGCGGCGGCTCGTGGGATGCCCCCGACGAGTCTGGTGAAGGTGGTGGATTCGGAGGATCCTTCTCTGAGCGTATTGGCGTTCCCATCGTTTACCTTTCCTGAGTGAGTTTGAGAGTATATATTCTCTACAACTTCTAATCCTAGGCGTAAGCCTTTGACCATGCCGCGTCTCTCATAGGCATCATTGGGCCCCGAGAAACCGACTAGTTGCTCCGTTACCAATTTGTCGAGACGGCGGAATACTAACAGGAGAGTTGACCACTGTGGGTATTTGACCAACTCCGTTAGCTCCGTTATTTGCTCCGGGCTGAGTTCCAGCTGCTGCAATTCCATTTATCATATCCTCGATTTCTTTGACAACGATACGATCAATGTTCCGAACATCGTAGGCTTCGAGTATTTGACGCATTGCCTCCGACGCTGCGAACATTCCCTTTTGAATGATCGTCTGCATTAACTGAGGATTACCAGTCGGCTGAGCCAGCATCAGCAGACCTTCGTAATACTGCTGCATCAGCGGAGCAAGCTGTACCCAATTCTGGCGTTCCAACAATTTATTCTGTTGTTGTCCAGCGGCTTTTAATCTGACAACAATGTTATCCTTGACGAGGCCAGCAGGAAGTTCGAAGAAAGATTGCACTCTCTTACCACCTGCGTCCACATCGTAAAATGCGAGGCGCCGAGGACCAAACTGATGAATCGTCGCCACGATGTCCATGATACAATCGTTCGTGAACTCGGTGAAGTTCTGATATATAAAGTCGAACTTCTTATTTCCTTCCTGAATACGCGCGAGGTCGGAGGTCGCTGTTCCAGGCGTACCAGCTTGCGGCATTCCGAGTTGTGTTTCGGAGATACCTGTACGCTGCTGAGAGTAGAGAAGTGTACCTTGCTCGTTGTTATATGACGAAGGATAGATTTCTCCCATCTGGAAGGAATCAACATCATCCTTGTTGTCAACAAACCACATCTTCCCAGGAAAGATCGGTTCTTTCGGCCCGTATCCAGAGAGCTTCGCAATCTTGAACATACGGGTATTGACGATTGTAGCATTGTCTAATCTTTGCCTATGCTGAGTCGTGACCTCCTTTTGGAATTGCTCGTTTTGTTTGCAAATGCCGAGTCCACGCCATCTGAACTCAACAGGGAAATACACACCAGTACGATACGGCCGTCTGAGATCACTATGCCAATTATAACGAATCGACATAAATGTTTTCGACGGTCTATGATAATGGACAACGATTTCCTTGTCACGACCTGACTTGTCAACGTCGAACGCCAGCCACAATTCGACCCAATCAATCGTACGGGGCCACGCAGGTTCAGTATGTTCGAGTTGTTGCTGATTTCTGTCGAACTTCTTACCACCTTCTTGGCCCATGCCTGTGTCGCCGTTCGTTATCCAGGCGTGTAAACCTACGCGAGATTCGATCGGCGTAATACCATCGTTGGCAAGTTCAGTTGGACGCTCTGTGATGGTGTATTGCCTGAACATACCACCACGTTCGAGCATCATGATTTCGTAAGGCGAACCTGTATGTTCTTCTCCACACCAAGGTGAAGTTTGAGGATCTTTTGCACTGTGTGGCATGAGGAAACGTGCATCACTCACACCATCGAATGTTGCGCCATCCTTCACTACGACATCAAACTCTTCCTCCTGATCGCCAACCTCACGAACAGCAGTTTTTACTTGTTTCTCGTAACCTGTCTTTCCGATCATGGTTCCGTATTTTTCCGCCGACAAATAACAATCACCCATCGGCTGACGGATACGTATGGCGTCTAAGAGTTCCACGTCCATGAATCTTTCAAGAGGCCGCTCGACATCCTCCCAAGAATCTGACAACGATTCGGCTGATACGAGTTGCTTGAAACCGAAACGCGTAGTCATGTTGCGCGAATGGATAGCCTCAATAGCAATCGCACTTAATGGGATTACTATGTTGGCTGCTCCGGTGAACGGGAAGGTTAGCTTCGCCTCAGAAGGCGTTGCCCAATAATCACGCTGCCAGCGCATCAAGTCGTCAATGTGCCGACCGCGCTCCCCATAGTGATTACTGAGTTCCGTCTCGATATACGAAGCTAACCTCTCCTCTGTATCTGGATCGAGGAGGAGTTCCCGAGGATATGTCACTTAGAGCGAACCTCTGCCATTGAAGTCGTGTTCTCTCAATTCGCTGTCGCCACCGAGGTCGATCTTCTGAATCTGATTCGTGACCGATTCGTGTGTGGCAACAGCAGTCGAGAATTGTACGAGCACGCACTTCACGATGTCACCAAAGGCAACACCATCTGTGCCGAGATAGCTCGTGACAGAACCTGTCACCGCAGCGACGAAGAACGCCACAGTTTTGGGATACTTCTTGACGAATGGGATTTTTTTGAGCGCTGAAACTACAACCGAGATAATCGGCCCTGCTGCAACACAGGCTAGTGATGTGTCCATACTCTCCTCTCAGTCGATTGCGGAATAACCAGTCTCGACATCTCTATCTTCAGTTCCATCTTGTGCAGTAGAGGCGTCTTGACCGATTCTGCCTCCAGAACCTGGCGGGAAACCCTTTTGCCAGACTTCTGGGCCGTACGCGAGCGCATCTAGGATATGAATATCCTTCGATTTGCCCCATGTATCAATTTCTTTCTCAAGTTCAAGCTGATTTTCGTTGAAAAAGAACTGATTTCCAGCGAAGTATTGTTCAAGTCCAGCGATTCTGTCGTCTTTGCTCTTCTTTTTGGTATAAACTGGGTAAACTTTGAAGCGAACTTGCCTTCTTTTCATCTCAGTACCCCACCAAAACTCGAATGTGGAGGCAAAGAGATCACTTTCAACTGCTACAAGACGAGGTTGCCAACGAACAACCTGTTTGAAAACCAATTCTGTGAGTTCTGGAGCCTTCATCTCCAGCCTCAAAGCTACTAAGGCGAACACTCTTTCGAGATGATCTTCACCAGTTACTACTAATCCACCTGACCGACCCAAACCAGGGTCAATCAAGATGCAGATGTCGAGGTCACGAACGCTGACAGCGGATTGTTTACCGCCATCAAACACTACGAAATCGTTTAGACCTCTCCAATAAAAGTAATGCTTGTACTCTTTCTTGAAGCCAGCTTCACCCTCATCGGGGTCATTCAAATATTGAGCATTGTAGATTCTCTTGTTCTTCTTGAGAATCTCTAACGACTCTGGCGTGAACTCTTCTGGAAAGGTGATTTCTTTCTCACCCGTCGCAGGATTCACTTCTTCGATTTTGCGGCGATAAACGACTAACTGATTACCGTATCTTTCCTCTGCGTGTGCGTAGATATCGTCATGGCTGTAACGAGTACCTACGAGGTCGAGAGTATCTTTCTTGAATGTTGAGAAGAATGACTGGATGTTATCAAACCAATCTTTAACAGTCTCAGCTTCAGCCAGAGAATCACGAGCCTTGTCACCAAAAATATCGTCTAGTGCGATACGATTGTAGTGACGACCTTGTGACTTTCCACCTACGCCAAGAGTGTCGATTGTGGGCTCAGGATTGCCAGTGATGTTACGAGGCAACTCCAATTCCCATTTGTTAATACGTTGCTTCCGAGGAGAGGGTATAGCCTCAGGAAACAACGCCTGCAATAGAGGGTTAGCGATAAAATGATTCGTTATCGCGTAAAGGAATCTCGCTGACCCTTCATGTGTCTCATGTCCAATCAAACACCTACAATCTACGCCGAGTGATGCAGGCCACGGCAGCGGCGAAAGATCTAATTCAGTCGGGTTTTCAATCCACCATCCATCATACTTCAAATCTTCTTCGTCAACAGGCAAAACAGTTTGAATCGTCTTGCCGATAGTCAGAATCGTTGATTTGAAGTTACCGCGTGCCAACAGGTATTCGTGAAACCGATCGTTTTCCGTTCTGCGAACTTGCGCGCAGAGGTTTCCATGAAGATTAGGTGATAAGCGAGTGTTTCCGAGAATCGCATAGCAGAGGAAGAAGAGATCGCGCTTCGATCTAATTCTGAGCTGATGTACGTTTGTCTTTGTGAACTTTGCACGCTCTTCTTTCCTCTTCTTTTCAGTCTCCTTCAGTATTTCTTCATCAAGCAACCGCTCAACCATCGTGTCTGTAACATAAACTTCTTCACCCTTCTCGTTCTTGAGCGATTCTCCTGTCGATGTCTTTATCGGAGGCGGGAGCATTGATTTCGCGAGCCTTGTTAGCCGCTGACATTCCGGCGTTTAGTTGATCAAGCAAAGCAGCGGGAATTCCGCCAAAGAAGTTGTTCTGTTGATTAAAAGGATGCTGAGGAGGTGCGCCATTGCCACCACCCTTCAAATAACCAGTGCCTTTCATTACTTCTAAGCCGCGATCAATGATGGCTAGAGGCGACTTGTTAAAGAGGTCGTCGTCGTTTATGAGAGTTTCGAGTCTTTCCGCCGTTTTCTGTGCAACCTTCTTGAGAAGGCTTGGAACGTCCTCGAGCGTGCGTTCGCGCATCTTCGCGAGGATCTTGTCCTTCAGCTCCTTTGCTTGCGGGAGATTCAGAACATTCGATACGTGTTCCGGTGTGTACTTCAGCATTAGGGCGATCTCCTTGTTTGATCGACCAAGTGCCGAGTACGCCACCATCCTCTCGTATTCTGGACGCCAACTTTTTGCGACCCATTTCGTCAGCCTTGGGCCTTTCGTTTCGTAAGCTCTTGCAGTCATAATTTCCTCTCGTAGCGATACACAACTACGAGAGTTTCGAGAGGTTACTTGATCGGCTTGTTTTCTCCAGCGGGCTCCTCAGACTTCACGCTTGACGAAGGCGCAGGAGAACTAGCTGATGGGCGACCAGTGCCTGTACGCATTTGCGTGTCAGACACATTCGCTTCAGCGCCAGTAATCTGAGCGCTCTTGATCTGAGCAGCCGTATCCTTCGCCTGTTTAAGGCGTGGTTCGTCACGAGCTACCTGCTCCTGAGGAGACTTGGGAACATCCTTCACAATCTCAGGATCAACTCCGGCGCGTGCCGCCTGTGCCGCCAGCTCCTCTTCTGAGGGTGGGACGAACGCGAGGGTTCCAGCTTGCCCCATCTCGAACTTCTCTTGATCTTGCTCGTAGCGAGGATCGCTGGCGATTCGCGCATCAGCTATGAGCTGGTTCTCGATGTGTGCTGAGGCTGCGCCGAGTGCTGCGGCAGCCGCCTGAATACTCGCTGTTGATGCAGGAGCTGGCCCAGGCTTCCGCTCGTGTGGAGGAACCGGATGATTCTTGACTTCTTGTGACGCCGACGGTGGCCGCGTCTCAGCGCCGTACTTCTCTTGAAGCGACTTCAGCTCATCGACTGTCTTTTGGGCCTCTTCAGCCGCATCTTTGTGAGCTGGTTGCTTCTGACCAGGTTCACCTTGAGCGGCACGAGACTTGAGAATCTCGCGGCCCTTCTCCGCACGCTCTTTGATGTCTGCCATCATCTACCCCTGTGAGATGTACGAATACCACGCGCCTGCTTATTTAGCCGACTCGTGTTCGCTTGGATTTGTTTCTGCCAAGCACCCTTCTTGACGCGAGGCGTCAGAACGGGACGACCTTTACGAAACGATGGTTTGCGAGCCATTACGATGCCACAGGTGCGGTTTGAGAACTTCCGAAAATCACAGGACAGCTCGCGACGCCAACTGTCTTACGAGCACGAACCTTGTTGTAGCCAGGATTGAAAGCGTAGACAATGCCAGGAGCTGCAATGTTTGCCGCTCCAACATCAGTACCTGCTGCCTTGACGTTGAGAGCAATCCAGTCTGCAGCTGCAACAGGATCGTCAGCCATCGTGCCTTCAATCACGACTGTTCCTGCGCCGCCAGCAAGCATCTGTGCTACGAGGTATCCATAAGCGTCATCGGATACTTCGAGCATGATGTTGTCACCGACTGCGGCGAGGTCTTTCTTTGCGCGCATGGTAGCCGCCTATTTTTGAGTGACGGTGACGCGTACCCAGTCTTTTGGGTCGCCGTGAGCAGCTTTGCGATTGGGATTTGCATGACCTTCGAGGAGAATCAGAAAGTCCTGCTTTGGTGAGTCGTCTGACCCTTCTGGATCACCAACGACTGCTGACGCGACAACATCCGCCGCGATTCGCTTCATCTGATTGACTTGATGACCTGTATCGATATCCATCCCATTATCAGGATGCAGGTCGTCAAGCATCTGTTGAAGCGAGTTGTACGTTTTCTTCCAAGTGGACATCTTTCTGTTTCTCTCGATAAGAGATAGAACTTGCAGTGACTGAAAGATAATATGATACGATTCCACACGCAAGAGGACGTGAAATCCAGCGCTCGTGGATATGGACGCGAAAACCATCTCCACGTGGCGTGGGTTGATTGGCCAAGAATAATAGTTATAACTCACATTTACCAGCTAAACGAGATTACATATAAAAGAATGAGTAGTTTGTAATAATCACGTTTAGCAGCTAAACGAGATAATTCGCTCGGAAATGAGCATTGGTCAAACTAAAATGCGTTTTGAGAATGCCTGTTCGCGGTCGCTTGCCGCACAAAATTTCCCCCCTCCCCCTCATGAGCCGATCGGCTTCGGTATCTATACGGCCTCAGGTACCTTCGGCTTCTTATCGGGTTGCGTTGGCATGAGTCTTGCAGTACAAAAGTCGTTACATATCCGTTACACATTCGTTACAATACAAACATCCGTTTGTGTTATTATTGTTCACGTTCGTTAACTGATTTTCGTTGTTTGCTTCCGTTGTTCGTTGTTACCTTTTTCGTTGTCGTTCGTCTATGTAGTGTTGGCGGAACACAAAAACTGACTGGAGGTTCTAATGCGTCGGAGCCCGTATCGTAATCCGCTCACACGTATCGAACCGCGCCAGCCCGCGAAGACTTTCAAGGTTTTCTCGTCAGCCGCGTCTTGTGCGATGTGGCTCAAGGAACCGAAGAACGCCGAGCGGGTAGTGAAAGATGCGCGCGGCATCGCTCGTGTATCGCGTTGGAATGATGGCCGCGTGGCTGTCACATACTTTGGCCGTGTTGATACCGGATATCGTATCAAACTCGCGCCAGAGCGGAGAATCACGCCTGAACTGTGGGCGTTGGAGAATCGCAGGAGTGCGTAGGGTGGCGTAACCCGCTGCGCGGGGCAAAAGGCCGAAAAAACCCGTGACGCGGCTATTGACAAAACACGGCTACACGGTTATATTGGCTGTACGTTACAACGCTGTTTGACAATTGAAACGCCCTGACTCACCAATTCGGAAATGTCGGTGTAGAGGTCGCATGATTCTACGTCACACAACGAGGAGGTGGGAAAATGAAATTCGTCAAGGCTGAAAAGCCCGTAACGACCACTCACGCGAAGCTCGGTGATTTGAGCGTCGATGTGGAAGTGCCACAGGTCGAGAGTCTGGAAGAGTTCTCGCAGTTCGCTGGCGGAAACGATAACGCGGTTGCTTTCATCAACAACGCTATCGAGACTGCGGCGAAGAATGGCGGTCGCGCGATGCTGCGTAATGCAGCGGCTGACGCTGACAAGGACGCACTGTTCGACAAGGTGAAGTCCACCACGCGTGATTATACGCCTGGAACTGCTCAGCGCGGCGTGTCGCAGAAGGCGAAGGCTGCGTCTTACGATGCGGTCAAGGAGCTCGTGGAGTCCGGCAAGGAGTTCACGAAGGAAGAGCTCCTCGCGCTTCTGGCTGCGAGCAAGTAATAAAACGAGTTGATGAGTTGGGGTGTTTTGATTGTTTTACACCTCGCTGAAGCTGAGCGTGGCCTTCAATGGTACGGTGTAACATAAGAAATATGGGATTTGAGGTCAGGGATTATTTCCATTTTCCAGCCATGCCACGTGGTGTGGAGGGTAGACCTTCCCTGTCCGGCTGCTCGTGCATATGTTTATTATTAAAAAAAAAATAAAAAATAATAAGAAACAACACATCTCACACGTGGAGAGGCCATGCTCGTCCAGTCGGGCGGCAAGGGGTAGGGGGCCACACCACGTGGGATGGATGGAAATGGAATATATGGAAATGGTAGGTAATCATGCCTCGTAAAGGACAGAAGTTTGATCCAACAACAGGGAAGTTCGTCAACGCTGACGGTTCAACACCAGGCAGACGAGTCTTTCCACGAGAAGAATACGAACGGCTTGGCAGAGAAGCACTAGATGAATTAAATCGGGAGGTGATACTCATTGGCGGTGCTGATTCGGAACACAACAGACATTCCGAACAGACTGATTGAGATTGCGGTGGCGTTCTCGATACAGGAGGGCGTTGATATCAAGGAAATCGTGATCAAGAACAAACAGGATGGTAAAACACACGGTCAATGGGGCTGGTACTTCCCTGATGAGAAGCGTGTCGTTCTGATTGTTCCTCAGTCTATTCCGGAGCATGGTGTTCGCTGTCCATTGAAGTACAGCGGATTGCAAGTGAGGATAATGACGAGGGCGGAGTTCTTGATAGCTGTGATGGCACACGAGCTACGTCATGCGTGGCAGTATCAAAGCGCGGCGAGTGCGAGTTACAGACTCAGTAAGCCGCTCAGAGAACGCGACGCGGAACAGTACGAATACGGAATGTTGGCGAAGTGGAGGGCGCAGTTCAATCAGCGCGTCAGCGCGGCTTAAAAGGAGGCGTAGATGGTGAAAGTGCAAGTCACCGTCGTCAAGCGCACTACGTCTGAGGCTATCGTCACGATGGAGGTTGACGATAACGAAGATCAGTGGACGACGTTCGAGAAGGCAAGCAAGATGGCAGACGATGCCGCCTCGTGGAGAGAGATTGATTGCTATACTGATCGGTTTCACTCGCAGGTCAAGGTTGTCGAATAACCAAGGAGGTGATGAGAAATGCGCAGTCACAGATTGGCTGAACACCCGTTCGCGGTGATCATAACCATTCTGATGGTTCTGATGATACTCGTCGCTGGATAACGAGGGAAAACGAGGAAGGCTGCGGGGTCTGGTAGTTGGGTCATTCCCAGCGTCCACGCCAACCAACAGTTCGGCTGTGAGGGTTCGATTCCCTCTCTCGCACTTGGAGGTGAGTTATGGAGATTAACAGTTGGACAGATTGGTTATGGCAACTCGCACTAGGCCTCGTTATTACTGGTGTGATCATGCTGTGGCCTATCAAGCCTAGTAAGAAAGAATGGTGAGGCTTTCCCGCTGATAGACCGGAGGCTGCCAAAGCCACAATAGTCTATCACGTTTAACCTATAAACGGGAGGATTGGTGGTGGTCGTCGAGTTGAAGTTCTCAGCCCGCGTGACTGGCGGCCTTGGTCAGACGACCGAGATTGTCGAGAAAACGATTACAGCTGAGGGACACACGATGGATCAGGCAACGAACAAAGCTGTATATAAGTTGTCTGACTATCTCAGCAGGAAAGAATCGAGGTTGTCAGAAAGATGAGCACACTGATTCTGACGAAAGCGCAACTTGATGCGAAGCGCGAGAAAGAAAAACGCGAAGCTGCTCTCGCTGAAAGCCGCGCGAAATCCATACGGTGGGCAAGCCGCCGTCACGAAGCGAAACGCAAGAAGAAGTCGAAGCATCGCAAGGTTCGGAAGCACCTCGAAAAGCAGGGACGCAGAAATTCAAGATAGTCGGTGCCTGAGTCATCACGAGATGGTGGCTCAGGTATTGACTTTTCGGCGGGGATGACGTATATTTCCGGTGTAGGGACAACTACGTTTATCATGCAAAAGAGAAGCACTTTTGGTGGTAAATGATAAAATTGAAGGAGGATGATAATGACTAAGCCAGCGGTCGCGGAAGCTGGTATTGAACAGGTAACACCGAAGCGGGAGCCAAAGCTCAAGACTCTGACGAACATCGAAAACGTCGTCAATGAGTACGCTCGGAAGGTTGCAAAGCAGCTGAGAACAGGTCTGAAAGATGACGAGTTCGTCATTCTGCTGTCGAGACGGTTCAAAGGTATCATGGGTACGCAGCGTGGTCATCCAGTCAAGATAACTTTGTCTTGGCCTGATGCGCAGGCAAACCTGAACACGCTATTAGCCGATGCATTTCAGCTGATTCGCGAGAAGAAGATGGTCGATGTTTGGGCCATTGAAGGTGTGGCACATATCCGGTCGCGCAATCTCGAACAGAAGAAATGGCGACGGGAGAAGTTTGGTGATCTCGGCGAGATAATCGGCGAGTTGATCCCGCGCAAGAATATCAGCGTGGAAACCACGACTATTTCTCAGATTACGACGACGATTCGTGATCTCGGGACTGGGGTGGAAATCACCAGAACTCATGCGACGAGTACGACGCAGAAAGGTGATGGGCGCGATCTCGACACAAAAACGTGGCTAGAATTGTCGCGCATGGCCAGAGACGAGGAGGACTCAGATGATGACAATGGCGGAGAGAGTGCTGTGGAGCAATCTCCGCAACCAGAGCAAGCAACTAGCTGAACTCCTCGGCAAGATGAAAGAGAACGCTGAGGCCGTGCATGACGAAGCACTACTGTTCCATATTCGTGGAGCAGCGAATCAGAATACGATGATCGAAATGAAGATCGAAGTCAAAGCTCAAGAAGAGAGGTGGAAATGACATCACCACAGCCAGAAGAGTTGACGCCTGAGCAACTTCTCGAACAAGAGAAGGCGCTTGAGAATCAGCTTGCTCTGGTGCGAAGGCAGCGCGCTGAGGTGCAACGAAAGCAGAACGAGCTTGCTTTGATTGCACTGAAGCAGAAGGAATTAACGAAACCGATCGAAGTGAAAATCGTTTCACTCGTTTCGGGAAATCTCCTCATCGAAAATGATTATCGAGAGGACGTTGTGGCGTTGCTTCGGACTGTCGAAGGGCGTTCGTATCGCGGCAATCGTGAGAACATGATTCCGTTGAACGCTTGGGGAGGGTTTGAAGCGAAGTTGAAGGAATTGCCGAATGTGAAGATTCTGATTGCGGATGGCGTGAAGAAAGAGATGGAGTGGTATCTCACCGCGCCAACGTGGTCGATCGAGCTCGGCAAGAAACACATCGAATGTTTTGCTGGCCCACGTGCCGCAACGCACATCGTTTACAATGTGCCTGGCGCTGCATGGGATGCAAAGCGTAAGATGATGCAGGTCCCGATGACGGAAGGTTACAAGCTGTATGAATTGCTCCAAGATGTTGAGGGTGTTGTTTGGAGTGATGCGGCAAGTAAATTCGTCATCGAGCAGATTGACAGACGCGGCAGACTCGATCAGATCGCTACGATGGAGCGTGGTGACAAGTATCGCGACTTCAAGATGGGCGACATCAAGCTGCGTCCATTCCAAGAAGTTGGCTGTGAGTTCGTAGACGCAACAGGTGGTCGCGCACTCGTGGGTTATGAGATGGGCTTGGGCAAGACGATCATAGCTTTGGCATACGCTGTGAAAAACAACCTCAGAACGGTTGTCATTTGTCCAGCCAGCTTGAAGCCGAATTGGGCGCGTGAGGTGTTCAAATGCACAGGTCAGCGTGCAGTCGTGTATGCTGGCGGTGAGCCAACACAGCACGATTTGGTTCAGGCTCTCACAAAGCCACCGCAGTATGCGATCATCAATTACGATATCGTTGGTCGCAAGGCAGAGATCAAAGATCGAAAGCTCGGCACCGAAGGTTATGTTCACGAAGCTAATCAGACACGATTCTTTTGGGTCGAGCTGATTAACATGATGAAGCCTGATCTCGTGATTATTGACGAGGGACACTACATCAAGAACATGGACTCGAATCGGTCGAAAGCCGTTCGTCAAATCAAGGCACCGCGCGTGTTGTGCATGACTGGTACGCCAGTTCTCAACAGGCCTGGTGAGTTGTATCCAATGCTGGCGTTGCTTGCTCCTGAGCAATTCCCAGCGTACGAAACATTCCTCACGCAGTATACGCATGATGGGCGGACGGCTCGTAATGTGGAAGAACTGAGGAGTGTGCTACGAACCGTCATGATTCGTCGGCTCAAGAAAGATGTTGTGCAAGATTTGCCGCCGATTAATCGCATGAACAAGTACCACGAATTAAGCGCCAAAGCCGAACGCATTTACAAGCGTATCGAGGAAGGCGTGTACGAGATGGTTGCAGAGTACGACGCGAAGGGACAGTCGCGAGAGATGTCTGTCACCAACATTCTCGTCCAGATTGGTCGCATGAAGCAAGTGTGTGCGATCGATAAGGTCGATGATACTGCGGATTTGGCGTCGGAATTGTATGACCAAACCGACGAATCAGAACCGAGGAAAGTGCTGATCTTCTCGCAGTACAAAGCAGTTGCGTACGCGATTTATCAGCGGTTGGCAGATCAAGGTGCGCTGTCGTTTGTGAGGCGTGGTGAGGACAGTTTCATCACCGCAGATAATAACGAACGCGATGCACTCGTGCAGCAGTTCCAGAATGACCCGAACATCAAGTTCCTGATCGTAACTGAAAAGACGGCAAAGGAAGGTCATAACATCACAGCCGCAGGGCATGTGATATTCAATGACCTCTTCTGGACGCCAGCAGGTCACGAACAGGGTGAAGGACGAGCTTACGGCAGATTAAGTGATCTTCACACGATCTCCTCATACTACATGATTACTGATATGGATGGTGAGGGAATCGAGGAATGGATCATGGAGTTGCTAGCAAGCAAGATGGCCATGATTAACGAGGTCATCGAAGGTGTTGAGAGTTCGCGTGACTCCTCGATTGCGATGGAACTTATCCAGAAGATGAAGGAGAAAATGTGGACAAGAAAATAGAGGAATTGCTGGAACGTCGTCAGATGCTTGTGGTTGAGCGTACTGCAATCGCGGCGTTCCTGCTTGGGTTTGTCATTGGCGCTGCACTGATTTGGGTGGCACGCTAATGCCAGCTCCAGCGGTCGGTGAAGTATTCAAGGCCAAGAATGGCCAGACGTATGAAATCTCGCAAGTTGTCGGTGGACAAATCACCGACGCTGTATCGGCGTTCGTTGTCCTGAGTAATCAGGATACAGCTAACTATCACAAGAAGATTCCGGCGACACGCGGCCTTGAGGAAAGCCGCTTCGCCATCGAGTGGGACAATTCAATTCCAGGTTGGGTGGAGCGATAATGGAAACGCACGAAAAGCCGGAGGCATTTGTGCATGAACCTGGCAGAATCTTCGCTGCTCGTGAGGTGAGTGTCGAGGCGCTAAACGTGTTGGCTGCTGAACTTATGGCGGCTGGCGAGGAAGTTGACGCCGCGAAGTTGCGGCTGGAAGTGGCGCATGATGATCGAAGTGCCTGCAAACCACGAGAAGTATTACAAGCAGTACAAGTCCATAACGGTTGTGAGGAGGAATCGAGGATGGCGCTAAACGCTGATGAACGAGAGTTATATCAGAAGATCAGCGACGAGTCAAAGACGCCAGCGATAGCGTATCAGACTTTCCTGCTCACGCTGATGTTGTACCGCTACGACAAAATGTCCACGCCGTTCGGCTCACCGACGGAGGAGTTCGCGAAGCTCGGCGTTGCTGCGTTTAGTGATGTTAACGAGCACGTCGATTCACTTGGTCATATAGCCGCCGACGATATCAGGTCTTGACTTTCTGCGGCAAAAGTGTTACCTTTCCGAAGTACAAACAGTACCGAAAATTGAGGGCGGTGATTGATGGATTATTATATTGGGTTAGGCGACAGCATTAGCATTAGCTCGTATCCTTCTCTGGATTCAAATCAGGGACGGTCGGCGCTCGTGGGTGCTGTTGATCTAGCTGGTATCGAATTGTTGGAGCGTGGGATTGTGAAGGAGGTTTACAATCTCGCGGAAGATGGAGCCGAAATCAATGACGTTTACACGCAGTTGACGAAGATTCCGCCTGGCGTTAGGATTCAGGCGAACATCATCACGCTGACTGCTGGTGGAAACGACATCTCCTTCTCAGCAATGAGGCGGAGGGGACAAGCAGGACAGCCAAGTTACGAGCGGTATATGCCGAAGATTGTAGATCGTTACAATCTGCTGGTCGCGCATATCTACCGCGAGTTTCCGAACTCTCTAATAATCGTCAACAGTCTGTACGATCCGACTGACGGTACGGGCGAACTTCCAAACTGTGGTCAGTGGACGCAGATTCGTGATGAGTATTCGAGAGGGCGTCGTGAGCTTGGCGACCACATCAGGAGCATTTGGGGTGGTACTGACATCAAGTGGAATCGCGTGTTGTTCTGTGACGTGTTCAAGGCGTTCGATGGACACGGCATGAAGTCAGGCTGCATCAGAAGCAACGGGTATTATTACAAAGATTTCCTGATCGAACCTGGCCACATCGGAGCAATCACAATCTCTGATCTGTGGCTGGACGCAATGCAAGAGTTTTTTCACAAAGCACCGTACACCGCGAGTGCTGTTTCGTTTAGCCGTTAAACGCGAGATGGGTAGACCGATAGGTAGTTTTGGAAAGGCTCGCAATCACGTTACACAAAAGTTACACTTAATACGAACTCGCGGACATCGTTGTGAAACGTGCCGAGAAACAAATTGGCTAGGTGAGCCTATACCTCTCGATTTACACAGAACGGTTAGAAAGCCGTATCAAGAATGTACGTTTGAAGAACTAAGATTGGAATGTCCAAACTGTCATGCACTAAATGGCCGTGGTAAGGCACCATAAATCCGAACTGGAGAAAACGATGGACGCGATTCAAACGATCAAAACCGCACTCACGCACGCAACCTTTCAAGACCCAGATATCAAGTCAGCGACTGATAAACTGGTGTCAAAACTCGGTGACGAACTGAACGCCGCTGGTTACGACGCGGGTTCAGAGGTGGAGGGCGCTGTCGAGGAAGTCGAAGCCGCCATCACCGCGTACGAGGAAACTCAGGAAGGTGGAGTCGCAACTGCGACTGGAGGTGCGGATGAAGATGAAGATGAGTTCGAGGGGTTGGGGGACGAGGACGAGTAACATGGGAGCGGTCGTGGCTGAGTCACAAGAGACTTTCGAGACTCTCACGGTGCGCGTGAGGACTCCGGACGGCACGATGTTCGTGATCATCATGGAGGACAAGGCTGGTAAGCCCATCGGTATTCACATCAATATCGGGAAGGCTGGCTCGCCGCTCGTCGCATGGGCACAAGCCACGGCTGTTCTTGTCACGCGCCTGTTGGAGAGCAACATCGGTATCAACGATATCATCTCTGAACTGAGTGAACTGCGTGCTGAAAGAGCACCTGTTCTCTCAGGCGTTGGACAGGTTCCGATTCGTTCGGGGCCAGATGGATTGTGCTATGCTCTCATGGAGTATCGTAAGAGCAAGTTCAAGGATTTGGTCAGCACGTTGGAGGGTGGTGATGAAAATTATCGACCGCCAACGCTCGCACAAGGATAACCCTCACACCGACAAGGGTGCTCTGTGTTGCTGGCCATAGAGGGTAAACTCATGATCGTTCAGCTTGTTGCTAGTAGCGAGCCTAAGAACTCGTGAATGGTGTAGGGTCTAGCTAACCCGTTTGAGGTTCAAGTCCTCATCTAGCAACTTGGATTTTTTTGTTCTGTTGATGTGAGCCGAAAGCGGGAAACCATACCGTGGGCCACTCACATCACTGGATTGCTGGGCCAGATCTCTTTCGAGACGAAGGCGATTAGGTGGAGGGTTTGATCACCCGACTATGGTTCGAATCCATAGCCAGCACTTTGAGTGCGTGTCCTCCGAGGTCTTCGGATAACTCGGTCAGAGTAGGAACGGAATCATGGTGTACATCATGATGGCGACAAACGGAGAGAACAGGGGTTGCTAGCCATCGCCTCTCTCGCGCACTCATTCATTTGGAGGGAACTCAGTTGTTCACCTTGTACGAGTCAGCACGTGGGGTACAAGCCAAAGGGTCTGGCAAACGGAGACTTCCAGAAGGCCAATGGTCGAACTCCGTGGCTGAGTTTCCTCTCCCAATATGAGAGAGATAATTGAAAGAATCAGTTGTGATCTTCCTTCTTGCACTCACACAGAAGATGTGACTGTAGTGAAGAAGGGAGAAAATGCGCCATTGCCAGATGGTTGGATAGCGATTTTGCGAAAGGGTGTTGATGATGGCAAAATCTATCACAGCATACCTTGTGCAGAGAAAGCAATTCGGGCAGCACGCGACGAAGCACTTTACAATTCGTAGGAGGTTGTATGGGTGTTGATGCACAGATGTTAGTAAAGAATCGCGGTCGTCATCTGAACGCGGACGAAGTTCTCATGCTTTCGGTGGATATTGCCGAGGCGTTTGGAACTGATGCGTTCTTCATCACGAACGATGACGAGCCTGAAAGTTGAGGTAGACGCCATGCCCTCGAAATCGTGAAGGAATATCAGCAAGATGGTGAGGATATTCTTCCCGAGAAAGGAGAACAGTTCATCGAAGTCCACCTTGCTGGGCGTTACTACGGCCCTGGCTACGAGCGCGGCAACCTCCCGAAATACATTTCAATCGCGAATTGGCTTGAAGTCAGAATCCCCAACAGTTCGATTTTCTACGGTGGTGACAGCAGCGGCATCTGTGCTGAGCCATTCGATGCGAAAGGACGAGCCAAGATGTGGGCTCATTTTTGCCAATATGGACACAGGCCGTACACTGGTGCGTTCGGTAGCTTCAAGAACGAGGGTGTAACTCTTTGCTCGTTTTGCAAGACGCCGATGACAGACACTGGTGGTGGAGGCGGCGATACCTATCTTTATTGTGCCGGTTGTGGTAAGCGTCGCATAAAGATCGGCAAAACTGGTGAGCTCGTGAAAGTCGAGCAGGGCGAGGATTTCTTCGCTGCACATAACAAGATAAGAACAAGATCACAGCATTAAATGAACTACCCTCGTCGCGTCATCCAAGATCACGAAATCAAAGACGGTCTGCGCGTATATGTTGCAGACCTCGACGTGTTTGGCAGAGTTGCTAAAAACGGCAAGGTAGTTATCTGCGAACCACCAATGCCTAATTACGAGTTTGACATCGGCTCTCGCTATCGGCCTCTGTACGATCAGGCTATCGGCGAGAGAGATCCCGAATAGGGATAAAAATACTCGCAATTAGAAACTCAGCCAATTTTTGAATGTGGGAAATCGAAGAAGTAAAACGTGCAGGGACGACAGTTTTAATCTTTTACCGTACTGATCCCGATGACCCACACCACGACAAGACGCTGTATGCGCGAGGCAGTATCGTTTGCCATGACGAGGCCGAAGTAGAACTGTGGCGAACTCTTCTCCCGATGCTGAACTCGACCAGCGAATCAGAGATATAGATTCTCGTAAGCCGTCACCGCAACAGCGTGCTGAACGTGTCTGGCGAGTTATCTCTGTAAACGATCCCGACCTCACAACATGGGACGTACTGTGTTTCTGCGCTGAGTTTGTCGCGCTCACATCCCAACGCTACCAATGGATTCTTCCGCTCGCTAAAAGGTTTGTGTCTCTTATTTATTCGGCACATTATTATGACGAAGAACGCTCCGACTCAATCTCTGATAGAATTACAAGAACGCCTGCTGAACTTGTCGATCCAAGTGGCGGGTCAAACGCCGGCCCAAAATCGTTATTCGACAGCTCTAGAGCTAATGCGTCGAGTAACGATACTGGACGAAGCAATACATCATCTGAATCTCCCTTACACGTACGAGATTCTGCCAGTATCGAAGGAAAAGAGAGCAGCCCGCCAGATGCTGGGCAAAGCCTCGGTGGAGATGTTAGTAAACCTTCGTGACGAGCTGGCATTGCACGTATTAAACGAAATGCTTGCGTATCAGGCGTTGACAAACGGAGAGGAAAGTGTTAGATTGGCACAAGGCGTTGGCGGTGGTGAAAGCTCACCAAAAGAAACACCACGAGAAAGCAGCACGTCGCAACAAGAAGGGGTTTGAGGGTCAGGATAGATTTCATTATGTTTACATTCGTCAGACTCTTGAACTTGCTGACCTCATAAAAGAGGTTCGCAGGATTTTGAAAGCTCTCGAATACATTGATAAACTCCGGCAGAAGAAAGAAAAGCCGAAGGATAAAACCGCAGGCCGTAACAGGCGGGAAGTCAGATATTAATGGGTTATTCAACTTCAATTCGCGCATTTAATCGCGTCAAGGCGTATCTCGATGAAATGGCTGCAAAGAATGAGCCGCTCGTCTGGCCAGCAACAGACGCAGCGAAACTCGCGTATTACATACGTGAGGGAATACGAATTGCGAAAGGGAGAGTATCGGACACAAAGACACCGAAGAATACCCTCGATTTTTTCCAGCCTTATTCATCACTCTCTGCCAAGTACGTAATAAGAGTCAAGGGCAATAACGTAGTGGCAGAACCTCGCGAGTTAATTCCAAATCTTCCAGCGAGTGAAGTTCTGAAACGCATGGTGATTGAAGAGGTTGAAGAGCCGCTCGAAATAGTTGGAGCGGTTATCAAACACAAAGCTCCTGAAATGTTTTTCCCGATGGGTGACAACTCGCCAGAGAATCTCGCGAGAATTTATGCGTGGTCATCCAAGAACGACTATTTTATTGTTTCAAGCGACGTTGGAATAACGCTAACGAAAACCGATCCAGGTGAAATTGCATGGCGCCCCGTAGAGTCTTTGTAACAAACTTTGCGGGTCACGATTTTGCAGCAGCAAAACCATACGGTGAGATTTATTGGATCACCAAAGGTTATGTCAGCTTTCAAAGTCTTGACCGCGTAAAGTTTCTCATAACTGAACAAGTTCTGCTCTCTGACAAAGAGGATTGGCTTCTGTTATCCGGAACGCCACTCATCTCTGTCATTGCTGCGCTCGCGTGGTATGCAATCCACAAGAAAGTCAAACTCCTTGTTTTTGACAAGAAGGATGACGGTAAGTATCGTGAATTAATTATCAGCGAGTCCAACATCAGTGACCTTTTAAAAGTCATGCCTAGCCTGACTGATGAGAAAGAGGTCGTCAATGGCTAGGAACGTCGTTCGCAAGCGTATAGAGCTTAATGAGGATACCGTGAATTGGTTTAATACGCACTATCCCGAAGGCTCACTATCCGCAACCGTATCGATGTTGTTCGATAAGTTCATGGAAGTGAATACAACAACGCCAGCCGAGTACGCAAAATTAGCGGCGGCAGCATTGAACGAGGAGATTGCTAGATGAGTGCAGCACCGAATGTGACGATGGAATTGGAGCCAGTTCCTCTCAAAAGATTCATGCCTCGATTTGAGCGGTATGAACCTCTGATGAAAGGTTCTTCCGCCATGCGTCTTTGGAAAACTTGTCCACGATTGTACTTCCTTCAGGTTGTACTTGGCTTCGTGGCTAAGGAAAAAGAAATCGTTTTGCTGTGGGGTACGTGTTACCACCACTTTCGTTACGTTCTTGAACTACGATATGGCGTAGGGCCAGATGCACCTAAGCGGTTTGATGAAGGAAAAGGTGCTGAGGCATTTGCTGAGGCTTCGCAACAAGGCCTCGCCATGTTCAAGAAAGCCAACTTGCAAGCGGCACCTGGCACGAAGTTCGAGTTCATGACAACCGAACGTCTGCTCAAGACTTTCATCGTTGCGTACAAGCATTGGGTGAAAGAGAAGCAGCAGGGTCGCATCGAGGTAATCGCTGTCGAGCAAGTGTGTAATATTCAGCTCGCAGACGGTTCATACACGAACATCCGCGCTGACCAACTCATTCGTTGGAATGGTAAGCCGTGGGGTCGTGACTTCAAAGCCACCACAAAAGATTCTGATTGGTTTGCTCGCGGGTTAGAGCCCAACGATCAGTTCACGAGATATACTCTCGTCGAAACGAAGGTTGTTGGCGAGCCAGTTCAAGGACAATTCGTTGAGCTTATGTACAATGCTAAGTCAACGAAAAATAAAACAAACGGGCCGGAGGTCATCGAGCTAACAACCTCTCGCACACCCATCCAACTCGCGGAGTTTGAAGCTGACGCTGCGATTATCAACCAGCAGATTGCGATTTCTCGCAACGCTGACCGATGGCCCATGCATGAAATCGCGTGTCCATATTGCCCGATGCATAGCGTCTGCAAGAAGCCGACCGAAAATGGCATGGCCGCTGCACTTGAGATGAACTACATCCAGCAGCCGTGGGATAACACTCGCGTTGGAGAAGATGACTGATGTGGACAAACCGCACGCTGGAAAAAGCTCTTGGCGAGCATGGCTTTTTTGTCGTCAATGACAGCACTGTCGAGGTTGTACCAAAAAACAAGCATGAGCGCAAGACCTGGCGTACAGCATGGACACGCGAGACAAAGCTCGTGTACATGGTGACAGTAGATGATGGCGAGCCTCACATTGAAGACTCGTCAGGCAACGTGTTAGATATCAATTCGTTGGGTTATCGAAACCCAGCAGCACCTGAAGCATGGAGAGTGACGTGAAGAAAATCTACAAGTACGAGCTGGCTCTCAAAGATTCGCAACAGATCGAGATGCCAGTCGGTGCAAAGATTCTCTACACCGCCGTTCAGAATGATCAGATTTGTCTCTGGGCGTTGGTGCAACCTGAGAATCCAACGCAGGAGCGCGAGGTAAGAATCTTCGGATCTGGGCATGACGTTCCGGATGCGATTACCGAACGGCATTATTACGGGACTATTCTGATGCAGAACGGTCAGTTCGTCTGGCACATTTTCATCGCAGGGTAATAACGTGACGGCTAAGATTGAAACAAGTGAGGACGCTTCTCTCGAAACCACTGACGTAAAGCTGCCTGAGTCAGGTGTCATTGGTTTTGATGAGATTGTCGCCAAAGATGGAGACAAGGCCAAATTCAGGTTCAAGAGGCTGGAAACATATCAGCCTGGTGAATCGTGGGTTCTCCTTTATTATGGGCCAAGCAAGACTGGCAAGACATACTTTGCTGGTACTGCGGGGCCGCGTACGTTGTTTATCAACATCGGTGATGGACTCGAAACTCTGATGGCACCAGCGTTCACGACGAAGTATCCAGAGTCAAAAGATATGATCGTCGTTGACATTCGGGAGATGAATCCTGATGGCGTTTCAGAGGCTTTTGATTTCGTCGGCGACGCGATACACTACGCATTGAAAGAGTTTCCAGACAAGTTCGACACTATCATTTTGGACGAGGCGACAGCGTTCAGAAAATTCGCCATGAACAAATCGATGGAGTTGAACACGGAAGCTCGCACGCGAGGCGCTGCCCGAGCAAAGCGCACGGAAGATTTCGTAAAGCCTGACATTGGCGATTACGGCACCGAGATGCAAATGATTGAGTGGTTCCTCGGCACGTACATTCCCATCTGTAAGGAGCACAAGAAACATTTTGTGATGCTTGCTCACGAGCGCCAGACATTTGCGAAGCCCGCGAAGATTGGTGATGAACCAATCCTCAAACGAGTCCTGCCAGGTTTCACAGGCAAGACTTTTCCTGACCAAATCCCACAATTCTTCGACGATGTTTGGCACTCTGAGGTTGTTGGTGGTGGTGATGCAGTAGTGTACCGCTGCCGCACAGCAGGGAGTGAGTCCGAAATTGGCGGTGCGAGACATGGCGGCGTCTTCTCAGTCATAGAAGAGAATCCTAACTTCTTGAAGATGCTCGCGCGTATCAAATCAGCCCAAGCAAATCCGGCTTGGCTGAAGAATCAACAACGAATTGAATCGCTCAAACGGAGATAACCTACAGTGACAACCTCTGCACCACGCTTTGAGTTCGATCCGTCAACAGTTGTTGCCTCGATCGAAGTATTCCCAAAACAGGAATACGAATTTCAAGTTGGCGAGCCAAAGGCTTTCAAGAGAACCGCTGGCGCCGGAACTGAGAAGGAGCACGACTCGTTCGGCGTTCGTTTCTCGCTCACCATCAAGCAACCCGATCAGTACAGCAACAAGCGTACCGTTTTCTCCATCTACCTTCAGTCGGAAGGTGGGGCGGCGATGGGCAAGCAGTTCATGATGGCTTGCATGGGTTACGGCAAGGGCAAGAAGGAAGAAGATGCATACGACGCGACAGTTCGCGGCAAGGACTGGGGCCTCGATTTCGAGACTGGCGGCGTAGGCGACGCATGGCGTGAGTTGACGGGCAAGCGTGTCATCGGCGCGCTTGATGTCACCAAGAACAAGAACACTGGTGACGAGATGCAGCAGTTCCAGTCGTGGCGTCCAATCACGTCTGGCCCGATCAATCAGTAGTTAAAAATCACCATCGTCTGTGTCACTATTAGACACTTGAGGTAATACTCTTACCAATAGAGTAGCGGCAGACGATGGTGAGAAAGATCAGTTACCAGATTGGCTGATCCATAAGTAACTCTCGTGAGTTACGAGTCCTTCGTGGACATCTAGGGCGTAGGCTTTTCATGGAGACAAACCGCGAAATGTCAGAAGTGAGAGAGTCGCGTGAGCCGTCAAAAGCTCAGCGCCCATCTGTAGCACACATCGGATTGATGGATGGCTTAGCACGCAAAGCAAAAGAGTTTTCACGTAACGAATCTTTCTCGATGGAGCACCGTAAGCAATGTGAGCGTGAAGCTAAGCTGTTCACCGAGATTGTTTATTTCTTGAAGAAGTATCCCGTTTAGAGGGTAAACATGAAAATTACCATCGGAGTTGATGTAGACGGAAAAACTCTCAAGAGTTCCAAGGTAATTCTCGATGAGAAAACTGCCGTTCAAGAAATCGCTAAGATTATCGAAGCGTATTTCAAGGATTTTCCAGGAGAGGAAGAATTTCACATCGTGGTGCAACGATGAGCGTTTGGGTCGATGATATGGAAGCACCATTTGGCAGGATGATTATGTGCCACATGGTAGCTGACTCGCGACAAGAGCTTGACGAGATGGCGGACAAGATTGGTGTGGCTCGGAAGTGGATTCAGAACCCAAACACTGATCGTGAACATTACGATATCTGTAAGTCCGCCAGAAAGAAAGCAGTCGCGTTAGGTGCCATTGAAGTCACGATGTATGAATTGGTGTGCATTGTTCGCAAGGACGGAAGGCCTGTTCGATGATTGATATAAAATTACGCGGCAATAGAGATGAGGAGACTTGTCACCGTTGCGATTACTGTGGTGAAATACACACAGAAGTTGTTGACATGACGACGACACATCATCCCGAAGCAGGCTTCGTGTTAAGTCGGCGTTGCGCCAGACGAATGCTCGCTGACTTGCAGAAGTTTTTGAAACCTCATGCGAGCGGTCTTGAACGTGCCTAAGTGTAATGTCTCGTTCAACAAGTCTAACCTCTTACTATGTGAACTTGTACAAGGTCACGAAGGACGCCATAGATTCCTCACCTTTGAACGGACAAACCAGCCAGCCCCGAGCTGGCAAGCTAAGAACGAGAGGAAGCCAGAACAAAATGGCGAAGCTCTCGGAGGAGCAGGTTCGTCAAATCAGAGTGGAGAGGGAGAACGGAGCAAACTATCGAACGCTGGCGGCGAAGTACAACGTCAGCTTCGTCCAGATTCATCGCATTTGCCACAGGAAAAATTGGGCGTGGATGAAATAGATCACAAGCTAGTTCAATCAGTCAGAATGTCGAACGGAGACTGGCGCACGAAATGTTCGTGTGGTGTTAGCTGGACACAAGCCGCTTCAAGATCAGAAGATTATCTAAACTCGATATTCGACAGTCACGTAGCATATGCCAAGCGTGTAGCGACGAGGGTAGATTGATGCTGAGGGAATACGGCTCAAAAAAGGATGCCACTTGGCTCACGTCAGAAACGACAGAACAAATGCCGACTGGCTCCCTGAAATTGATTACGGATAGATTGCCAGCTATCGTCGATTACAGCTTCGACAGAGATGCTATCGCGATCGTTCCTATTCGTCAGAAGTGGTTCGGAATGTATTTCGGGAAGTTCAACATGGACAACCCGATGCTTGGCATTGTTTTCATGACTGGTTTCAGGCACTTTCGGTTCTACCTGTGGCGGCACACGATTATAATAGGCAGCGTTGCTCCGCAACAACTCAACCCAATCGGATCACTTCAAGAGGTTATCTTCAATGAAATCGAGCAACGAGGACGAGACTTCTTTGCCAGAGAAGGAACCGAGTTCCACAACCAACGAATCGACGGAGCATACGACTCCAACGTCAGAAACAGAACCGATCAAGATACCGGAAACCTCGGCGAGCCCCTCACAGCCACCGAAATCCTCCGACGACAAGCTGACGCCAGAGCCGGAATCAACGCCCCTGGCGCCCTCATCGAACGGGAACACAAAGGAGAAGGCGAAGTCACCCCTTAATGCAACGCAGAAGGAATATGTGTCTGCCGCGCTAGAGTCAGGCATGGGGCCAGCAGAAATCGCAATCGTTCTTGCGTTGGCTGAAATCAAAAAGATTGCACCGATGGAGTTCCAGTCTCGTTGGATGGATTACAAGATTGGAATTAAACAAGTTGGACTGGAGGACATGAGAAAACACGGGATAATCATCCCGCTATGAGTCTTGCCAAGTACGCCGCTCAATGTAAAGAGTGGGAAAAGGAATATGGAGTTCCGAGTCGCGCCTTCAGGTTTGACCCGAGTGAGTTAACAACGTCGTGTGTGAAGTGCCACAAGACGAAAAAGAAGATGAATCGTCATCACATCTGTAGCGATTATCTTTTTGCTCTGCTCAGACCTGACCTATACGCACGGCGTTATCTCGAATTTAGAAAAGAAGATGTAGCCAAGCTGTGCAAGAATTGTCACATGGATGTCGAGCGTTTCTACGATCCCATCCAAGCAGCAATGCTCCAGGAGTACAGCATTAAAATCTGCACCCCTGAGTGGTGCGAGAAATGGCGTTCTAAATTCAGAGAGGCGTTCGAGCGATGGCTCAAGAAGGAGAAGCGAAAGAAGCGGAAGAAATCACGCTCTCGTTAACTTACCACGAAGCAGCGGCTTTCCATCAACTGTATTTTCTCGGCGCGCTACTGGTGAATGGTGAATATGACCGCATCAGTTTGCACGCACAATCAGCTCGCGCGTTCTGTGATACTGTACTGACAGACGACGAAGTGTTATCCGTACGTCGAAAAGCAACTGAGCTTGTAAACAAAATCCCTGAGATGGCATATGCCGCGATGGGCCTCACCATGAGAACAGAACGTGATCAAGATCAGTCGTGAAAAAGTAGCAATCATTCCGATGGAGAACCCTGACAAAATCGGGCACATCTATATTCCTGAGATGGCACAGGGACGTACTCAACAAGGAATCGTCAAGTACATAGGTACAGACGTTCGCGAGATTCACGTCGGCGATCACGTCATGTATTCTCCATATTCAGGCTCGCTTATGAGTCTTGAAGGAGAAGGCAAGCTGATTATTCTCCATCAAGATTTCGTAGCCGCTCGATTACCAGATCAAGTCTCAACTGACATCCCAGGGTTGTACTTCAAGGGCAAAGACGGTGAATTT